GTCGCTTGGCGTAGAGGTGTGATCGGCGCCTCTTCGCCCGTGAAGGCACCCCGAAAGGGGTGTCTTCTTTTTTAGCTATTGGATGAAAATATTTTCTGGAACCCCATTGCATATTGTCACAATATCTGATATACTTGAAACCGTCAAACCCAAACAAGGAGACAAAATGGACGAAGAGAAAAGTGAAGAGCGGTACGGCGCGAGAGTCGCGCTTGCAGCGTTCGATTCGATGGAGAAGGCCAAGGAACGCGAGAAGGAAGTTTCCGTGGACGCAAAAGCGTTCATCGAGGAGTGCGAGAAGGCCGGAAGGAACCCGATCGATGTAGTCAAGTTCGTCGCCGGCAAGTACGGCATCGAGCTTTCCGGAAAGCGGCCTGACGATAATGGACATCTGTACGACCTCCTGCGCGAGGTCGTCGACACCGTCGTCGATAAGTTCTTCGATGACGAAGGCGGCGACGTGGACGATGATGACGACGAGTTCGATCCGACCGTCCTTGTTGCAAGGAACAAGCCGGTGCGGAAATGCCGCGTATTCGGTTACGCGTTCACGTGGTAGCTCAATGATGAAGCGGCAGCGGCGTAGAGTCAGGTTCGAGCATCACCCCTCGCAGGTGATGTTCGACCCTTCGTCTCTCCAGTTCGTCGTGACATGGTCGAAGTGCGGGATTCCACCTGAAAAGCGCCTCGAGGCCAGGCGCGACCCGATGACGTGGATCCCGTCAGTTTCTGCAGTCGCTACCCTCTACGACCGAGGATGCGTCCCGCAGAACCAGATCGTCTACGCCGCCATGGCAATCGGAAGGGCTTGGACGGCCGGCGACCGCGTCGACCTCGACACGGACGAGGCCAAGAAGGCCGCCGAGCTCGTCCACGACATCGCGTCAATGTGCGTTGACGCCAACAGCGCGTCTGTCGCGCGAGATGTCGGGCAGGCCATGCGGCATCTTCTTGACGAGATGGCCAGAGTGCGCTTCATGAACGCGCGCGCGGAGGACTTCGAGGATGGCATTGTCATGCCGGCGCTCGAAAAGGCGACCGCGGAGTGCCTCGGAACGGAAGGTTTCTGCACGTGGCCGCACTCGTCGATGAGGCGCCGCTTCCTGTTCTGCCTCAACAGGAAGGAGCGTACTCCTGTCGTCTATACGCTCGTCTCGCTCCTCTTCGACACGGGGAGCTGCCCGCTCCTGTCGCTGTCTGACAGGCGCACGCTCCGGATGATCGCGTTCAGGGGCACCGGCCTTGTGTTGACCTTCGACATGGACAACACTTCCGCCTTCTTCAGGAACGCGCTCTCGAAGATGCGCGAGATGAAGGTGGACGGACGCAGCTCGCTCGGCGCCCGCATGACACAGAAACAGCTTGCTGACAGCGTGGCCGACTCGTCAGCCTCAACGGAAAAGGCCATCAACCAGCAAAAAAACCAAGAACAGAAGGAAAAACAATGAGATTCGTGAACCTTACCAGCCGGTACTTTTGCAGCGCGTTCGTCGGGAACCTCCCTCCTGGCGCCGTATCCACTGACGGCGGAAAGAACCGCCGGCGTCTCGAAGAGGCCCTTGAGGAAGTCGTGAACGCCTGCGGCGACAAGCTCGGGATCAGGCTCAACGAGCGCGAGGCCGACCTCCTCCGGAGACTCATGGACCTCGACGAGAAGGGCGGCGGGTTCAACCCCGAGACGATCCCGGCAGAGGTGCGCAACGACCCGACCGGCGTCAAGAGGATCTCAGAGCGCGACCGCGCGAACCAGAACGCCGAGCTCAAGAAGATGTCGGACGCGAACGAGAAGGCCGCACGCCGCGAGGCCGAGATCAACGGCGAGATCCTTGAGCGCAAGCCGGTCGGCCCGGCCACGATGGAGGGCGAGAAGGTCACGCCGGACGACCTCAAGAGCGGGTTCGAGAAGATCATGGAGGAGAACGCACGGATCGCCGCCGGCGGCAAGTCGAAGATGGACGTAAACGAGGCACTCGACCCGATCGGCGCGCACGCCGTAAGGCCAGGAGAGTCCCACGGCCCCGCCGAGACGAAGGATGAGGAAGACCCGCCCGCCCCCGTCGTGACGCCGATGGCCGCAAAGGACGTCCCAGGAGACGTGGCCCGCAACGCGGACGCCGTAAGCGAGCCCATCCCGCAGGCCCAGAACCCGAAGAACGCCATGGACCGCCAGGCCGCAGAGGTCGCCAAGGGCCTCTCCGTGCTCAGCGCGCTCAACAACCCGCCCAAGCAGAAGGGCCGTGGAGGCGCCAAGGCTTCCGGCAAGTCCGCCAAGAAGTAACCGGTCCTCACAGGAGGAAAGGCCATGACGACGAGCGACCTTAACGACGAGAAGTCGATGATAGCGGAGGCAGAGGCCAAGGGTAAGGAGCTCGAGGAGCTCGAGGCCCGCAACCGCCGGCGCAGGGCGAAGGGGAGGAAACCCCTCCCCGACCCCCAGGAACGCGAGGACCAGAAGGTCTGGCGCAAGAAGTACCGCACGGGAGACAGCACGACGGTCAGCGGGGCCGACGCCATCAAGCTGTTCGAGATGCGCAAGGCGCAGATGGATCCCGACGACGATCTGGACGACGACGGGCTGCCGGAAGAGCCGGCACGCCCTGCACCACGCTCCGGCTCCGGAAGTTCCGTGAAACAGACAAGCAGAAGCGGCACGCAGAAGCAGACGCAGGAAGAGGACGAAGCCACCGAGAAGGCGATCAGGGAGGCCGAGGCGGCCCGTCGCGTCCAGGACCTCAAGAACGGACGGATCGACCACGAGGGGAACTGGTCGGACGAAGGCCAGAAGCTCGAGGGAGGAGACAGCACGAAGCTCGTCGACACGTCCGAGGTCAGCAAGGCGTGGGGCCTTGAAGCCGAGCCGGCCAAGGATCCCGCGCAGGGCAAGGAAAAGCCACAGGAACCCGTTCAGGAGCCAGAGACGCGGGAAGAGCTCGTATCCCACTCGTTCGAGTCATTCAAGAACGACCTCTACAAGCGCCTCGGCACGTCCTTCCAGGCAATCGAGCGCACGCTGTCCGACCTCCAGGGGCGCGTCTCCGAGATCGTTACCGCCTCCGCGAAGAACGCCGCTCCTCCTCCGGAAGAGAAAGACGCGGAGTCCGAGTTCGAGGAGCTGCTCTCCCGCAAGACGCCCGTCGTGTTCGACGTCGGAGGGACGCAGATGACGTTCGACGCCATCACCGTCTTCTACGCGCGGCCCTGCATCACCCTCGTCTCGAAGATCGGATCGGCCAAGATCACGCCGAAGCCCGGCGCCAGGCTCCTCCTCACGTACGAGATGGACGGCCGCCGGTACGAGAACGACCCCGTCGTGTTCCTCGGCACCCGCTTCGATCTTCCCATGTTCGGCCTCTCGTTCGTCGGATTCATCCGAGAGTCAGACGCAGACATGCTCGACGCCGCGGCCGGCGTGCAGGAACCAGCAGCCGGGGCGCCGTCAGATGACTGATGACGGACCCATACAGTTCGTCAAGCCGGAAAACCCTCCGGACCTGTCATCTCTGGTCAGGCCCGGAGTCGGCATCGTGTTCTCCGGTCGCTCCCGAGATACGCAGATCACATTATCGGATCCCCCTGTCCCTGTCGTGAGATCCTCGTCAGATGCGACAGGGAGGATCCTTTCGCTCCTCTCGTCCACGTTCGCAAGGATGTCGATACTCGTAAGATCCTGCATAGTGGACGCCCGCGCGCGCCAGGAGGAGTTCAGGGAGAGGAACAAGCTCCCGAAATCGGCCAAAATCCCATACCAGCCAGCACCTGTATCAGACGTTGCGCAGGCTGTCATGCGCCAGTGCGTCTCAACGATTGAATCACTCTTCGGAGAGACCCCTGCCGTCTACGCGCTGGAGAAGTTCGACCATGCCACCTTCACTGGGGACATGAGGGCCTTCAAGATACGCCTCCTCTTCCTTAAGGTCAGGGACTCGCTCAAGGGTTCCGCGATGTACAAGGACTTCGTCGAAAGACTTGAGGACGCCATATCCGAATCAGAGAGCATGGCCGGCTGCAAGCCCGACAATTCCCCGAGACGCCTCTCAAAGGCAGAGCAGGAGAGAAAGCGCCGCATACAGGAGCGTCTAGAGGCTAAAAAAAGGATGCAGCCTGAACTCCCCCTGGAGTGGCCATCTGAGGAAAAGGAGAAAGAAGTACAAGATATTGAACATGGCGAAAAGACAGACTCGGCATGCGAACAGGACAAGCTAGAGGGCACGGATAGTTGTGAACAAGTTACAAACAATCTATGCCATGGCGATTCGGACGAGGACGCAAAAGCCCCATCTTTCAATATATTGAAAAAAGTAAGCCTTGGCGAAGTTTCGCAATGCGACGATGAAACTAAAAAAACGGAATCGAAAGAAGACTCAAACAAACCAAAAGATATTTACTGTAAAAATGATGGTGTTTACGGTAAGCTTACTGTAAAAAAATTACCTCAGAATGAGGCTCCCATAAGGAAGGCCAGGGACTACGAGACCGTCGAGCAGATCTTGGAAGACATAGAGTCTGGCGCCATTGTCAGGTACGAGTCTACGGAAGAGATCAAGGAAGACCTGAAGGCAGGCAGGCTGACTGCTGTCGAGGCGCTCATGTTCACTGCAGCACTTGACCGGTACTGCGAATCGGACATGGCAGGAGCGGTTGATGGAGACGAAGAAAACCTGGACGTTGAGTTCGATGACGAGTGCGATCCAGATGACGAAGATGACTGTGGTGATGACGATGGAGACGTGGATGACGAAGATGACGATTTCGAGGAAGAGCGCCGGCCAAGGAGAAGGTCAGGAACTTCGTTCTCATACAACCCGCGCGGTTTCAGCGGGATTGGCGGGAGATGCTCCGACTCCGGAGATTGGGACGTGGACGACGCATGGTAAGGAGAGGAGGCATTGACATGGAAGAAAAAGACCCAGACGACGTAATGCTGAACCCTGATTATGCACGAAAGCTTCGAGCCGAGAAAACCGTTGCGGAGAACGACCCTCTCGACACAAGTCTTGACCGTCCTCTAACGGAAGAGGAGCTTGCCGAGTTCGGGAAGCGTAGAAACAAGATGAAGTCCGGCCTGACGATCAGTCCAATGTTCAAGATCAAGAACCTTGGCCGCAAGGGAAAGAAGCCGGTGTTCGAGGTAATCATCGGGATAGAGGGTACTTTCTAGGAGATTGACATGGATTGCCACCGTTGCGAGAACCTGCGCTACGCAGGGTGCAGGTACGGACGATGTTCGCACCCTGGGCACCGAGACGTCGTTCTCAAGCTTGGCAAGGGAGGGGCGCGCAAGTACAACAGGCAGATCTGCCCTGACTTCGTGATGAAGAAAAGGTGCTCGAACTGCAAGTACTGGAAGAGGGGCCGCTACTTCGCTGACGGCATCACGCCTCGTAAGGAGGGAAAGTGCTCGTTGGATATACTTTACACAGGAGGGAAGGCATGCTCCTTGTGGGGCGCCGGCCCGACCTCCTCAAGGAAGAGAAAGGCAAAGAAAAATGAAGAAGTCAAAAGGAAAGACTAAGACAACCACGGCCGTCGAGCTTTTGGAGAAGGGCATTGGCTCCAAAAGGCCAAAGAAGGGCACTGTCCTTCTCGACAAGACGGCGGAGGAATACGAGATCATCAAGAACATGAAGCTTTCGGACCTTGTCGAAAGGCTCATTGATTCAAGGTCTACCAGAAGAAGAGACCTGTCCATCACCGAGAACAGGATAGACCTGATGACAAAGATCGTCAAGAACGCGATACTTGTCATGCACAGAAACGGCGCGAAGGAGCTTTCTGTGAAGATCAAGGGAGATTTGATAGAGATGTCATTCAACTGCCAGGCGGACAACATCTGCCTATCCGGTCCTGCGTACATCTACCCGTACATGGTCGACGGCAAGCTCTCGAAGTCCAACAAGAAGGTGACTGTGAACATCAAGGATGTCAAATGACCTGAATGCAACAGGTGTTGACGCAATTGGCCTTCTCGGTTCGTCCTTGAAGGCCAATTCAATATATTGTATAATGTACCTCGTCTGAAATAGACAGAGGAACATGTACAGATGACTTGCCAATGGTGCATAAACTACCGACGACGTGACGGAAAGGTCATGTGCAGAAACGAGGACGGGAAGATCAGGGGAATCCCGCCTGAAGTCCGTCCTGAAAGGTGTCCTAGGTTCAATCCTCGCAGGATCTGCACTACGTGCGGGCATGGATGCTCGCAGGACGACAAGGCAACAAGGCCGTTCGGAGACTGCCCTAAATGGGAGCTGAGAGTCCTGTCCACATGGGGAGGGAACAGGCGCTGGCCGAAGAAGGACGACAAGAAGACTAAAAAGTCTGAACCGGAATCTTCCACCGAAACAGAAAACAAGGAGAAAGAGCAATGAAGATGGCAGTAATAGCCGCCGCGCTTCTCGCCGGCTGCGTCAAGACCGGGGCAAACGTCCCGCAGATATCCACTGGATCCGACGTGAAGGCGTCCTATCTCGTTGTCGGAATGGAGCATTCGGGGAGGTTCGGAGACTGCCCTGGGTGCGAGCTCGACGCAAGAAGGATCACGAACATGATCAAGTCGCAGGGTTATTCAGGCGAAACCCTCGTGTCCGACAAGGCGACAAAGTCCGATGTCGTGAAGAAGCTCAAGGCCGGCATCGAGAGCACTCCTGAGGACGGGCTGTTCATGTTCTTCTACTCAGGGCACGGAGGCCAGGAGTATCTCGGCGGCAAGGAGCCTGACGGATCGGACAGGCAGGACGAATACCTCTGCCTCTACGACACCTACATGATGGACGACGAGATCTGGGACATCGTGTCGAAGTGCAGGGGGCGCGTGTTCCTATACTTCGACGCATGCCACTCGGCCACAATGTACAGAAGCGTGAAATCGGAGCTCGCGGCGAAGAAGGATCCGAGGAAGGCGTCAGCCTTGGCCGTCAATCCGGATGAGGTCGAGAAGATGATCCAGCGTGCGAAGGGGTTCACGTTCAGGCCTGAGAAGTTCATAAAGGCGTCGGCCATGGTCCTAGAAGGCGCTAGGCCTTCAGCCCGCATTCTCTGCTGGAGCGGGTGCGAGGAGGCTGAATACTCCTACGGCGGAAAAAAGGGAGGGACCCTCACGATCTGCATGCTCGCAAACTGGAAGAGCGGGATCACGTATGACGCGCTCTGGTCGAAGACGAGGGCGAACGTCCTTGAATACCAGCCGGGGCAGCACCCCGTCCAGACCGTAGTCGGAGACTTCCAGAAGTCCGCAGAGGCTTTCCGATGAGCATGCATCCAGTAAACATGCCGATCAGCCGGGACATATCGGTCAAGAGGCCCGCCGTCAGCGGAGACGACGGGCCTTCCGTGCTCGAATCGAAGGCCGCGCCGAGCCTTGTGACAGTCATGGGGTTCGACAAGAACGACGTCCTGTTCAGGTCGGACAAGGTAGGGACTGTGCAGTGGCGCGACTCAAAAGGGGAGATCGTCGCGCTTCTCGTCCGTATGAAGCCCGACGTATGGGGATTCTCGCGCCGCGGTGACAACGACTGGCAGGAAGTCCTCGGCATCTACGGGAACCCGGACGCGACATAGGAGCCGGCCCTATAGGATGAACCTCCCCGACACAGATCCTTTCATCACGCCCGTCGACGATCCATGCCAGTACAATCCAGATTGGAGGTCGATGGTCGCAGGCTATCTGGTGTCCGCCGGCGTAAACACGGAGGAGAAGCTCAGATCGGTTGCGATGACAGGCTGCATCGAGGTCGTCGAGAAGGTGGAGGTCCAGGAAGAGAAGTCAGACGGCGCGGAAAAACCTTCCAAGAAGGGAAGGAAGAAGCCAAAGAAGCAGCCGAAGAAGAAATTCGTGCAGAAAAAGACGCTCGTACCGGTCATACCTTTCTGCGAGCATCCGGAGTACCGCTTGTTCGCCAATGACAAGTGGATCATCGAGCAGGTCCTGCTCTGCAACGAAAGGTCGAACGGGGGGCGCACGCCGGACAGGTTTCTTCCGATGAGGCTCGCCGAGGTGTGGTACGAGGAGAAGGACTGCGAGGCGGCCATCAAGCACAGGTTGGAGGCTCTCCTCCTCACGGAAGTCGGGATGGACGTCATAACGGCCGACCTCGTCGGGCAGCCGAGCATACAGCCGGCCATCGAGGCGTACGAGAAGATGTACTTCAACTGCAGGGACGAAAACTTCGAGATCAGCCCGTCCATGCACCTCGTCACGCGCATGGCCATGCCTTTCGGACCGCTCAAGATGTATCTCAAGAAGTGGGAGGAGATGAAGGACGGGTTCTGCGTGCAGGACGGCCGTCCGATAGCGAAGGACAGCGACATCTGGAAGGCGATCGGCGCCACGATGGGGTACGACACGCTCATCTACGTCTGGAACTGGGAGAGGAGGGCGAGCGGGATCAAGGACAGGAGCCTGAAGCACAAGCTCGAATGCACGTGGCACAGCGCCGTGTCGAGGATCATGACCTCGCTGTTCACAGGCGACATGAAGCACGAGGACGCCGCAAGGGTGCTGGCGACATGCACGGCCCAGCTAAAGTTCATATCAGACGAGAAGTCAGGAGGCGGTTCAGGAGGCGCCAACGACACCACGAAGGCGCTTATGGACATCTTGTATTTGGCAGCGCCTAAGATGATGCAGTTCGACGCGAATGAGGATGCTGCAAGAAACGAAGAGATCCAGAGCCGAATCAAGAGCCAGCTCGCCATAAGCAAGCAGTCGATAGAAGACCACGGCAAGCAGGTAGAGACCGAGATTATCGACGCGCATATCTCAGAAGCAGTAGAACAATAGCTAAAAAATAGCTGTATAAAACGTAGGTTCTTTCTATTGAAAAATCCTGAAAACGGCTTAAAAACAGGCGTTTTCGGGTTATAATAATTTGTAGGTAAAGAAATATTGCCTATCTTGTGACTGTCAGAAAAGAAAGGAGTATGTTTTGACAAGAGAAGAGATGCGCGCTGCGTATCGGGCATTTAATCGTGCCCAAATGGAGGAGATTCGCTACCAACGCCTCATGAAGGCGGCGGACGAGCTCCTCGCTCGTATTGATGAAAGGAATCGGGAGACTCTCGTAAGGGAGTATACCGATGCGTTGCAGGACGACTCAGCATTCTGCAGAGTTCTGTCCTGTTACACTGGCCATACCCCTCATGGGTGGGCCTGCGCATGCGGCTGCGACGGCCGTATGCGTAGACTTCTGAAAGACCCAGGATGGGAGATCTTATCCGAGGTTATTAGAAGGGTTCGCTGGAGAAAGTTCTCACCGAAGGGAAAGCTCTCTTCAGGTGTGGCCGACGCAATGTGCAGGATCATCGACGCCGAGAATGGCCGGTGAGCCACAATGCCGACCGGTGAGGACCATACTCCCGCCGGTCTTTTTTAGCCATCGCTCTTTTTTAGCAATTGGACGTTTGGTATAATGTATTAGTCAACATCAACAGAAAGGACATTCAAATGAAAAAGATAGCTACAATCGCCATGTGCGCGTGCGCGCTGGCCATCACTGGATGCAAGACCGGCGGGGACCACTCCCTCCCGGACGCGGAGACCCTCAGGGCCGTTGGGCGGGCCGCAGGCATGGCCGCCGGCTACGCATGCGGCTTCGCAGACCTGGACGACGACACGCTGTCCGCAATCTCGATGGTGGCAGACGCCATGGCCAAGGCAGAGCCTACGGAATGCCAGACAATACCGCAGGCATGGGCAGCCGCATCCAAGGAGGTTTGCGACAGGCTTGTGTCGGAGGGAAAGCTGGACTCCAAGAAGGCCGCAGCCGTAAACGGGATAGTCGGCCTCGCCGCCACCGGCTACACTCTGGTAGAGGCTCGGTATCCAGGAATCAAGCAGTACAGAGAGAGGCTCCTAGCACTTTCCAGCGGATTCGCAGAGGGGCTCAGGTCTACTCTCCCTGATTGCACGGATTGCGACTTCTGCACGGTTGACAGAGAGGTGTATAGGGCCGTGCTCAAGGCCGCAAGATCTGCAAAGTAGATCCGGCATAAAACACTGGAATAATCAATAAGGCCTGTCAGCGCACTGTATTGGTGCTTGCTGACAGGCCTAAAAGCTTTTTGTCCACGTTCAACTATTTACATGTTCCTCCTTTTAATTATCATGCGATATTTCCTATTTGACATCCAAACATAAAGGTGATACACTTAACATATCGATCAAAGGAATAATGTAATGACATATGAAGAACTGATAAAGGCTGCCAGAAGCAAGGAGTTTTCGGATTGTCTAACCAATGTAAACAGGTGTGATTTGCTGCCAGCTCTTTTTAGGGTAAAGGGACAGCCGTTCTCACTTAAAGGAAGAGAGCAGTTCAGTGTTCTATTCCCAGACGAGATGGTTCGAGAGACGATAGTACTTTCCGGACGTCAAGAGGGAAAATGCTCTATATGTACTAAAAAAGAAGATTTTTTGGCCCTTAGAGACCATCTTGGGAAAAGAATAGACACATCAGCATCTAACATAAAAGTAGATAGAGTTGCATCTGAGTCAAGTTCTTCATATGTATCCGGTAAAGTCTCGTCATGGATGTATCCAGGTATAAAGCCGATCCTTCGAATCACTACGTCAATGGGCAACGTAATAAGAGTGACGGCAGATCATAAGGTGAGGACGTTTAACGGCTATGTGTGCGCTGGAGACCTTCGAGTAGGATCAAGGGTTGCGACTATGAGGAGATGCTACTCGTTCGGATCAAGAATAGAATCTGACTACAGGGTTGCAATAACAGCATACTTCATCGGTGACGGAAGGTGCGGGCGGGAAGACGGGAAGGGAAATTTTGAACTGACCGTGCGAAAGCAAGTCTCCGACCATGTCATGTCATTGTGCAATTCTTTAGGCGAAGATGTTCTGATTAGGAATGACAAGAAAGGGATAGTCGACAGTATCAGTTTCAGATCAAAATCACCTATAAGGCGGTATCTGATGGAGGACGGTCTGGCCGGCAGGTACTCTCATGACAAGTTCATCCCAGACTGGGTTTTCGAACTGGATGAAAGATGCACAAGGATGTTTGTGGAAAGCCTATGGTCCACCGACGGAAACGTCAGCGTATCTGGTAACGGAGTAAGCATCGAGTACAGTTCGTCGTCCCCTCTCCTCGCTTCTGATCTCAGGGCGCTTCTGTCAAAGTTCGGAATAGCCACAAGCATACGCGTCAAGAAGTCGGGATACAAGAAAAACGGCGTGTATGTTCCTTGCCGCGATTCGTACATTATCCGAGTGTATGGATACAAGTCGCAGAAGATATTCCTCGATACATTTTCCGTTCTAGACAGGGACAAGCTGCAAATCCATGTCTCTAGAATAGGCCAGGACGACAGAAGCAACAGAGACACGATCCCTGAAGAGGGTCTTTGTCTTATAGGGGCTCTGGCAGACTACTTGTCTGACGATAGGAGGCCTGGGAAGAGCATTCGTGGAAGGAGTCTAAACTCGGTATTTGAAAGCGTTGGGAGCGAGGTCAGAAGAAAGCCGAAATACCCAATATCACGTTTTAAGCTTTCAAAGTATCTTGAGGCATTCAATATGCTGGGACTTGAAGACAAGCCAGAATATCTCCGCCTGAAGGAATTTTCCGATGCAGATGTAATGTATGACAGAGTCGTATCAATTGAGAAAATCGGCGAGCATCCTACATTTGACGTAGAGGTGTCAGAAGCTCACAACTTCATACTGAACAACATATGCGTCCACAACTCAATGAGCTTGTCCAGGAGCGATCTGTTTGACCTGCTGTCAATCCCTAATTTTCAGATCCTTTATGTAGCACCTCTTCAAGAGCAGGCAAGAAGGTATTCGGACCTGTATTTCAACGAGGCCATACAGTCGTGTCCTTTAGCCATGCATCTTCAGGAAAGCTCGATGGCCGGAATTATGTCTGACGCAAAGATCATAAAGGCGACTGGGCACCAAAGCTTTGCAAACGGATCAGGCATTCAGCTGACGTATGCCAAGACGTCCGCAGACAGGGTAAGAGGCGTTACGGCCGACAGAATTTCGTTTGATGAGGTCCAAGACATTGGAGGAGACACAATTCCCATCATTCAGGAATCGCTGACTTCTTCTGAATACGGATGTTCCAGATACACAGGAACTGCAAAGGTAGTCGAGAATCTCATCGAGGCAAAATGGCAGAAGAGCTCGATGTGCGAGTGGGTGATGAAGTGCCAGCACTGCGGGTACTATAACATCCCAAACCTAGACGGAAAAGTCCTGAGCATGATACAGGCAGACGGGATGCACTGCCTTCACTGCGACCGAAGGCTTGACGTATCGGTTGGCCAATGGGTGGCCGCGTATCCGGACAGGATGAAGACGTTCCGCGGATACCACATTCCTCAGGTGGTATGTCCGTTCATCGTAAACAACAAGAACAACTGGGACAAGCTGCTCCACAAGCTGATGAACGGCGTGTTGGCTACGTTCATCCAAGAGAACCTCGGAATATCGTACTCTGTCGGCCAGAGGCTCCTTACGATGCAGCACATACGCCGGCAGTGCACGCTACCAACAACGAAGAGGCTACAAGAACTCCTGAAAGAGAATCCTTCTAGGTATAGCTTCATCGTGGCAGGCGTGGACTGGGGCGGCGCAGAGCTTAGCTCATTCACGGTAATAACAGTGATAGGCATACGTCCAAATGGACGAATAGACGTTCTTTGGTCTCGTAGGTACAGGGGATTTGATCCAGACGAGCAGATGACGGACATTGCTCAGATCTGTCGCTTCTATGGCGTAACTGCTTGCTTCTGCGACGCTGGAATGGGCTTGGACAAGAACCAAATACTGATGAAGAGGTTCGGGCTGCCTATCGTGCAGATGCAGTACACGAGACAACTGAAGCTTTTCGGAAAGAACAGGTCTACAGGTAGGACTAACGTAGTTCAATGCTGGACTATTGACAAGGTCATGGCCCTAGACGTACTCTTTTTATCCATTAGGAACAGAAGGATTTTCTTCCCGAATGAAGAGTCGTTCATATCAACTTATACACCGGACCTTCTAAGCCCGTACGAGTCGACGACTGAGGTCGGTGGCCTTACGCATCGACTATACCTTAGGAGCGAATCACAGCCTGACGACTTCTGCCACGCACTGTGTTTTGCATGCATGGGCGCGATGAAGCTCCTCGGAATGGCCGTTGACGACATGATACCAGAGACCGCGTTCGGTGGAGGGATTACGAATGACGAAGCCCCGATAGATGACAGGCTAGACCCAAAAGAGGTATGATCTGTCAGAGAACAGGTCAATTCAGGCCGGATAATAGCTAAAAAATAGCTGCAAAAAACGCTGTGTTAGCATGTGTTGAAATGCCTTAAACGTCTTAAAAACACGTGTTTTCTGGTTATAATAATTTGATAGAGAAGTATCTCATCTCTACCAACGGTCAGAATGTGCGGCCATAGGCGCACGTGTGTGTGCTGGCCTGATGCACGTTCAGCCGTCCAATCCCTAAAGGGAGAAAGGAGATCGTCATGTTCGACGTTAAGAACTTCACCCATGTCCGCAGACAGCGCCTCGCCGAGGCTCTAAACTATGTTGTTGATGACCTACGGTGCCACAATCGGCCGCAGCTGAAAGGGTTCAGGTTTGTGTCTAGGGGTCCGGATACTGCATACCTGAATGTTCCTGAGAATCCAAAGGGTGCGCTTTGCGTCCACCTTGAGGAGGGAGAAATACAAGCGTATGTATATTTCCATCCTTCTAGAACCGGAAAAGAGGCGTGGGAGATGAGCGCTACTAAGGATGGATGCGATAAGCTATGCCACGATCCTGATATGGATGAGGATCGGGTTTGGGCGAATTCGAAGCACGAGCCATACTATCCACCAAGACTTGGAGAACCTTCAGACCTCTACGACATCGCCCTGAATGCCTTGGGGAGATACGTAAGCTGCTCAGAGAAGTATGAGCCTATGTCTGGTGAGTGCTACTTCTGACTGGAGGAAGACGGATCTAAACGCTTGGCTGGAGAAATGTGGGCGGCGTCCCTTAAAAACCGCATGGAGACCGGGCTCCCCTGCCAGCGAGCAGGAAAGAGGTCAAGCCCGGTGCGTTCACGAGAGTGAGGTCCTAAAGCGAGTCATGGTGACGAGCGGGATGGTGGAGATAGTATCAGAATCCATATTTTCAAGGAGAATAAAAATGAGAAGATTAATAGTAGTTTCCGCAGGTGTTGACTCAGATGGCGTCTGGGCCCACCAGGCTTGTCCAGGGGTTTTCGAGACACCGGACGCCGCTCTGGCGGCGTTCAAGAAGGACTGGAGTGAGGACATTGAGTTTTATCTTGAGAGGCTAGACACTGGCACTTACAGAATAATGAGGGATGAAATTGTAGAGGGGCTTATAGTCCCTATTGAGGAGTGAAATCCGGACGGCGGTCCTAAACGCTTGGCGGGGAAACCCGTCTTCTTAGCTATTTCTCTTTTTTAGCTATTGGACATGTTGGTTGAATTCCTTAGCGGAAATAGATATCATACATCTATGATCTTAGCAATCTCAGCATCTATTGCATATCTTGCGGTCGCGGCAATGTTCCTTAGATACGTCATAAGGGTTCGAGGCAAGTTGTTGGAAAGCAAGATTGGCAGGCGCCATCCCGAGTGGTTCGCAGATCCTCTTTGGCTCGAGGTGATCGTCTGCATCTTTTGGCCGCTTCAGATAATAGGTTTTTTCATTTATTTATTTAGAGGAAAATTGTAAAGGATAAAAGAAAAGAATGAGATACTTCTTAACTGGTCTCCTGCATAACTTGAAGGTCGCGTTCCTTTACGTGTTCGGCAGGATAAAGGTCTACAAATGGCCGATGTTCTTCGTGTACGACCCAAAGGGGTACGACGTCAAGGCCGCAGGGATAAGGACTGCGCTTTCGACCGTCATGAAGGGAGACATACTCGTCAGAAGGTACAGGAACTACCTCGACGGGTATTTTATCCCCGGACGGTTCTCTCACTCTGGTGTCTACGTCGGCGAAGGAATCATCATCCACTCGATGAGCGACGGCGTCCAGAAGATCGACATCCTCGACTTCCTGAGATGTGACGGTTTCGCCATCCTTCGCCCGAGGGTGAAGGTAGGCCGCGACATCAGGGAGATCAGGGCTAAGGCTGTCGACATCGCGCATTCCTATCTAGGAAACGAGTACGACTTCGACTTCGAGGTCGATGAGCCGAGGAAGGAAGGCAGGCCGAACGAGAAGGTTTACTGCCACGAGATGACTCGAAAGTGCTATCCAGACCTCGACATACCTCTCATCAAGCCTTCACTTTGGCACGGCATGATCAGGATGGGGAGAGAGCAGGTCCTCGCACAGTCTTTCTTCGACAGCCCGGACATCGAGGTAGTGTACGACAGCGACTATTCCGAGCCGAAGTGCTCCACAAAGTGACGAGACGCTCCGTTTTTGATATCCTTATACGAGATAAGGAGCAAAGATGAACGCGCGCCAAGAGATCGACAGTCTTGTCAAGACGGCTCAGATGAAGCCGATAAACTATTTTTCAGGCATGCCGTCGTACGATCCTGAACTTGCCCAGATATTCGCCCAGAGAAGAACGGCGAGGCAACAGGCCGACAAGCAGAGGCGCCAGTTCGTCAACCTGTCGCAGAACAGGCAGATGGTTCCGGCTCCAAGCGGAAGGTTGATCCGCGGATCCGGATGGACAGGAAGAGAAGTGAGGCAGGGAGGGTCTGCACCTAACGACACGGTATCGTGGTCACAGATAAAGCCTCGCTACGCGACAAACGTTGCGATGCCTGGTACTGGAGGGAAAGGGAGGTTCTTGGCCGGCGGTGGCAAACTGGACGTAGGATCAGATGGAACGCCAAAGGCTACGGTTGGAGGAAGGCCTGTAGTTCGGTGGGAGGATCTTGAGTCAACGAAAATGATGATGGCGGCAAACAACCCGTCAATCAACACGCCTTCCGCGAGGCGAGACAAGATGCTTGCTTACATGCCGAACACTGCGTCTGCCGGACGAAACGTCGCGCGCGGCATGAATCCAGCTGCCAAGCCGCCTTGGCAGGCGCAGCCGAAGTTCGATTTCAGGGGAGAGGCAAAGAAGCTCCTTGGATCGTTCAAGAACAAGGTTTCCGGAAACACTGCTGCGCACGGAATGGTCAACGAGATGGCAAGGAGGATGTCCGGACAGCTCAAGGGCATAGACTCAATGAGCGAGGCCCAGCAGCGTCAGCTTCTCGACCAGTGGAAGTCTCAGGTCAGCGGGATGCGCTCGCAGATAGCAGGCATGCGTCCTCAGAGGGCATCTGTGAACAATCTGCGGAAGTCCTAAGCGAAGGATGGCGTGCAATGAGATTCTCCGTCAATGGCATGATGAAGAACAGCTTCGTGCTCGTCAGGAACGACGATGAGTACGAGGAGTTCTGCAACAGAATGCTTAACGCCGGCTTCTACGAGGTTCCGAAAAGGTACATCGGTAAATTCCCATACGGGCTCTCTCCGGTTCCGAGGGACAGGGTCGGGCTCGTAAACTGCGCACTCGCACACTTCTCGATCGTCAACATGGCCCTCTCTATGGACTGGGACCACGTGACGATCTTCGAGTCTGACGCCCTACCGATGATCGACTGCAAAAACGAGCTTGGAAGGCTGCTCGAAGGAGGCGTGCCTGACGACGCTCAGGCGATCACGTTCGGGAGCCTCCATTTCATCCGTGAGAACGGAAGGTTCCTCTACGACTGCGACGGAAGGTTCGGGAAGATCGTCAAGAACCTTTGGGGAAGTCACGCCGTCACTATATTCGGACAGGGCTACAGGACGTGGCTTGACAGCTTCCTCTCCCACGAAGATGAGTTCCATGCAGACTGGCCGAACGAGCTGCTTCCACATTACTACGCGACGGCAAGAAGCTACTTCGTCCAGTGGAAGGACGGACACCTTGACCATGGGGAACACATGGTCGACAAGCAGAACATTTCGGACTTCCCGGTGAAAGGACGATGAACCAATGAACGCCATTCAAGAGATAAACAAGATGGTCAAATCTGCTGAAATTTACAAAACAGCAGATGGGTTCAAGCAATGGGCTTCTTGGGTTATCGAAGGAATTAACAAAAACAAGCTCACGAGAGGTGAGATATTGCGTAGCGCGGCAATCGGCTCTATTGCAACTGCGCTTGCTGGAGCGGGAATAGGTGCATTAACTGGAAAAGGTGGAAAGCGGAAGAAAAGGGCGATATGGGGGGCGATGATCGGAGCACTTGCAGGAGGTGCTGCGGGACCTGCTTATGCAAAAATAAGAAAGTACCTTGATGGTGTGCCTTTTGACAATTCAGCATTCGAGAAGGCCACACATAAAAAAGGTGACAGGGTGTACATTGGTGTTGCCGGAAGCGCTAATGGAGAGAACGATTCGTGGTTCGGCCGTGATATGAGATATCAGTTTGGACCTGCAAATGTTGTCATGCTGAGGCATGTCGACGGTAAGAAGCTACGTGAAACATATGATTCATTAAAGAGAAAAGGACTTGATGTAAATGTCGTTGGACACTCTTCTGGGGCTGCAACGGTTGCAAAGTTCTTGAACGATAGGCCGGACGCAAAAGGTTATATGATAGATCCTGTCAGTTGGATTGGAAGGAGCGTCCCAAAGAACGGCATAGTCTTCACATCAGATAAGAGCACTAGACATGGAGGATCACTCGAAAACTACATAGCAGACGCCGGAGGGAGGTGGAATTTCGTTGGCGACAACTCAATGACTTTCAAGGGGTCGCATTCAGACAGAAATGCAGATATTTTGAGAGATATCGTGGCTAGGAATGTAATGCCAGGAGAAGATCAATTGTACATCCCAAGGTACATAACAAATGTCTTTGGGAAAGATATTAAGGAGAATTAATATCATGGCATTCTCATGGAAAGACTTCGTGAGTCGTAATGAGAAGCGATCTGGTGCAAACGATCCACCTATTGCCGTTTCGAGAGAAGTAAACGGTGGGGGGAATGGATCTGCATTATATGATCCAAGTTCTTTTGCAGGCCCTTTGGCAAGAAATCCTCCTGGGAATACTAAGAGTAAAGGAGAAGGATTCTCATTCATGAATCTTCTGCGGAAGATGGACCCGACCGTCAGAGTTGACCCTAGTGCGATATCAGATGCAATAAAAGAACAGAACCCATGGGGATCTAGCGACACTTATTACCACAATATACTTGTCGGAGGTGCGAATGCTGGAGGGAAAGGATTTTTCGGATTAAGCCCGCTTCCATTCGGCACTCTTCTTCTTGGTGATAATAGGGAATTATACAGGAATGGAGACATAAGGGGAATAAGGACAGGGATAGAAAGGGCGCTAAAAGCCGGTAAAAATGTAAGGGTGGTTGGTCATAGCTGGGGAGGTGCCGACGTTGCTAATCTTGCAAAGGATTATCCGAACGCCGAATTCATAGCATGCGATCCTGTTTCTTGGTTTGGAGTGTTGGACAGTTTGCCTAAAAACCTAACAATATTTAGGCCGGACAACAAGGTTCCTGCCAGAAGGTGGACTAATAGGGGAGCCCAGATTTTTGGACACCAGTGGCCTATCATTGAAAAGGGAGATGGCAGGACTATAATATACCACGGGAACCATGTCGATGGACTTCCAGATGCGCTGTCGAGATATAATAACGATGTCAGAAGCGAAAGAATCCTAAGAGGGCTCAAAAGCAGGCCTCAACCAAGGCATATAGACATCTCCAAGGTCGTTTCATTGTTGAAGAGAAAAGATTTACTTGGGGCATTCATGCAAGGAGTCAAACAGGATAGACAGTGAGGCTAATCTATGTCTTTTGATGATTATTATTCAACAGGATTGACAACTTGAGTATCATTTTGAGCCACTCTTGCAGCTCTAATTGCTTGGCTTACTTTTGTGCGGAGGCAGTTCGGAAAGCGATCCTTTGCAGTCAAAGTCTGTGACTTGACTTATCGACAGCCGAAATAATGGCACTGGACGTATTGTTTTGATATAATAATTCCATTGTTGTCAACAATGGAAGCGTCATGGAATGAAGTCTCGTGAAGACAGGCTGCGCGCACTCGAAAAGCTCGCCTACGGCATCGCGCCAACGGCGTGGAATCCGACAGTCGGCTTCAGCAACCCGAAGCCGACCGTTGGAAGCGTACTTGACGCGATCGGAGTCGCACAGGCACGCGGAATAGGGACGCAGGGAGAGCGCACGGACGCCTTCGGACGCATCATCAACTCCGGCCTTGAGAACACGTCTCCTGCCGGAAACGCGATCCGGATGATCGGCGGCGGAATCCTCGGAAGGGCGATAACAGGCGCGTTCACGAACAATTCGTTCCTGAGGGGACTCGGTGCCGGGTTCGGCGCCGTGGCCGCATCCAACAGGTAGGTACTTAACATCGGAGGAAGAGATGGTAGAGAAGATCCTTGGAAAGAGACAGGCGGACGACATATTCTTCTCCGCGTTCCTGACTGGTCTGATGACCGAGAAGCAGGCTGACTGCGTCATCAGGAAGATGGAGAAGAGGTCGTTCGACGTCATGAAGTTCCTTGGCGGCCTGTACAAGGGGACCGTTGGAGCCGCGAAGAGCACGATCAGCGCGATCCCGCCGACGATCGGATGGACCGCGGCACTCGGAGGCGCCACCGGCGTGCTCGGGGCGACGGCATACGACGTCCTGAAGGAGAGGCTGTCAGGCGAAGACCCTGAGACGAAGTTCAGCAACGAAGTCGAGGCCATGTACGCGAACAAGAAGCGCGAGCTCGACGACGCGCGGTGGATGGACAGGGTCAGAGGCATGAGGGACGAGCTCAAGCGAGGTTACAAGAAGATGACCCCGAAGGAGTACCGCAAGAAGTACGACGAGCTCATGGAAGCTCTTGACGAGAGGGCCTGAAAATGTCTGGAATAGCTTCAATGGCGCTCCCTGGCAGAATCCCCGTGGCTGGATCAGGAAGGGGCATCACGCCCGAATCGCTCTTCAGCAGCCCGCAGGAGCGCGCGATGTACCAGCGCCTGCTCGACGCGAGGATGGGGATAGGGCCGTCACCGGACATCAAGGTAAACAAGGTATCCGTGAGGATATTCGACTTCTCTGACCAGAAGCAGGTAGAGGAATACGAGAAGCTGTGGGCCGAGCTTCTTGAGAAGACTGCCAGAAACGAGGTCGTCGTCGAGTCTCAGAAGGATCTCGTGAAAAGAAAGGACGGTACTTCATACTGGATGAAGTACGTAGAGTACGTTGAATTCGGAGAGGCGTCAAAGTCAAACGATCAGGACGGAAAGGACGTAAACAATGGCAAATGACATGAAAAAGCAGGCGATGAGCGAAGCGGAGCGCCAGAAATACGTGAAGGCCGCGATTGTCGCAGCGATCGGATCGGCAGGAATCGGCGCGCTCGTGAGGAGCCTGAAGGCGAAGAGCGACAGGAGCAAGGCCCTTGACGTCGACTCGTCGAAGAACGCGATCATCGTCCCGATCAAGAAAAGCAAGTTCGTCGAGGAGCTCCCGACCCCGGAAGAGTTCGCCGCGTCAAAGAAGGAGCAGAAGACGCCTTCCCAGCCGAAGCTTGAACAGGCTCCTTCGTTCGCTTCCATGGATCCTTCCGACATCGCCGCTCGCAAAAATGAGATACTGCGCGGAAGGAAGGTCGATTTCTTCGGGAAGAGGGCTTCCGTCAAGGCCGCACAGCCGGAGAAGAAGGACGGAGGAGACGGACCGAAGAAGGGAGACGAGGTCGTTTCGGAGGAGAAGATAGACGGACGCGTCGTTCTCAGGGGACAGGACGGCAAGTTCGTGAGCCCTACAGATCCTGTTGCGGTCCAGCAGGTCGAGAAAGATGCCGGAATGGGGATCTGGGACACGATCATGGACCCAGGAAAGGCACTTGGGAATGCTTGGGACGCCGCGAAGGAGCGTCCGGTCATACTTACTGCAGGTGCGCTCGGGAGCATCTATCTCGCCGCGAAGATCTCTGACGCGATCAACGAGAGCCGGAGGAAGCACGCGAAGCAGAGGCTTGACGGCGCCCGCGAACGCTACGTGGAGCTTCTCGAGGAGGATAACGAGAAGAAGGCGTTCGACATGGACGTTCCGGAGACAGCAGGAACGGTTCTCGGTACCGCGTTCATCGTCCCGATGGCGCTCACAGCGCTCGTTACCAACAAGATCATCTCCAACAGGAACGCCGAGAAGAAGAAGGCGAAGGAGATGTCCGACAGCTATCCGGATGACCCAATCGTTCTCTACAAGACGTCCGAGGCGAAGGAGGTGCGGATCTCCCCTGATACCGCAGTCGCGGCGATCATGTTCAAGGCGGCGATGATTGATGCCGCAGATAGTGGGAAGCCGTGTTCATTCATCGAGAAAGACGCGCAGAGTGCTTTGGAAACGGCAAAAAGAACGGCAGTGAATTGGTGGAGATTTATAAATAAAGGGTCGGAGGAGATCGGCGACGCAGACGCTTCAAAAATGATCCTCGACATGATGGAGGATCCGAAAAATTCAGGATATGTCCTTGACATGGTCAAGGCGCGAGAGGGGAACGACCAGCCCGGAATACAGAAGGCGTTCATGGGAATGGCTGGAAATTCATTCGACAAGTTAAATCCTGACCCAAGGTTCCTGCAAATAAAAAATACTTACGAAAACAATCCTGAACGCCAGAAGAAGCTTATGGACTCCGTCCTGACGAGCAACAGGATGCAGGACCTGATGGTCGACAGGTTCACGAACGATAAGTACAAGGACACGTTCGGGGCATACAAGGACGAGCTCATGGCGAAGAGGATGGGACTCAAGCCTGGCGGCATGCTCGCGAATATCATCTCGTGGTTCTTGAACGCGACCGGCCTCGGGAACCACCTCGTCAAGAGCCAGATGTACGACAAGTTCAAGGGTTTCCGCGACCAGGCGGCCCAGAACGCGGCAGCGGCAAAGAAACAGGTCGCAGGAACTGCGGGAGCGGCTCCTGTTGCGACTCCTCCGCCTGCGGCGCAGACAGCCCCTGTCCAGAATCCTGCCGTTGTTCCTTCTCCTGTTCCTCAGGTGAATCCGCCTACCGGAACTGCGACTAACAACGTCGTAAACGTGAAGGCTCCAGCATGAGAGAGGTCTTGAGACAATGACCCTCACGGAAGCCATAACGAACATGTTCTCGAAGCGGGCTTCATCTCCCGCTCAGAGGGCAGTTGACGCCGGCGCGCCAAACGCGACAGATGACCCGACCGAAGGCCAGAAGCGCGTCGGGAACTACCGCAAGGTGCACTTGAGCCTCGACGGGTTCAGCGTATCGATCGAGAACCCGAAGGGGTCGTATAGGTCTGGAACCACTCCTGATGGAGTAAAGTGGCGGAACATGCTCGCGTGCGACTACGGAGACATACGCGGGACAGAGGGTACTGATGGCGACCCGGTAGACATCTACCTGTCCGACCATCCAGAGAAGGGGGCCGTGTTCGTCATCGACCAGATCGACCCGAAGACCAAGAAGTTCGACGAACATAAGGTCATGTACGGCTTCGACAGCGTGGAGGACGCCAAGAAGACGTACTTGGCGTGCTACCAGAAGGGCTGGGGCGGACTCGGCTGGATCACGCCGGTCACGAAGGCCGAGTTCCGGAAGTGGATCGACTCGTCCGGGCGCAAGACGAAGCCGTTCCACGAGTACGCGTCCGTCAAGCCGATCGTCGACCCGATCAAGGTCAAGGCAGCAGAGTCGAAGGACGACGATGTTGATGAATCTTGCGTTGTACGTCTTGACAATGACAAGCTTGGCATCCATGCGTATGTGAAACAGCACAAGGACAATGCATTTGCATTCGCAAAGGACAAAAAAGACGCTCTTGTCTTTCAGCATGAAGAGATGGCGAACAACGCAATAGAATCAATGTGCGACGGAATGGAGTTGCGGCCAGAGAACTTTACAGTAGAATCGCTTGATCCAAGGGCGGATGAGCCTTTCGATGAATCCGAATTAGATAAAGAAGCCCAGGCTAAGGATGACGACGCCATGGAAGGCGTTCCTGCCGGCGTCAAGCTCCGCTCGTTCATCGATGCGCCGGCTACACGAACGGCCATCATGGATAATGTCCTTGAGGCAGTCAAGAACCGCTTCCCGATCGAGGACGACGACGTGCGCCTTGAGCTGAAGGACGTCAAGTACGAGGGTCCGACGTCCTACACTCTCGAACAGCAGAAGCAGGCCCTCCTCGGAAACCGTCGCCTCGGCTGCAGCATTGCCGGCACATGGCGCCTCACGGACAAGAAGACAGGACAGGTGCTCGACGAGCGCCGCGATGGGATCATACGCGTCCCATACTACACAGACCGCGGGACGATCATCAACAACGGCAACGAGTACACTGTCATATCGCAGGCCCGCCTCTCTCCTGGCGTGTACGTGCGCCGCAAGCAGAACGGCGAGCTTGAGTCACAGTTCAATGTGGCGAACGGCCTAGGGTTCCGCATCGGCCTCAACAAGGAGACCGGCGCGCTCAACATGAGCGTCGGACAGGGACATGTCCCGCTCTATCCGATCCTCCGATCCATGGGCGTTTCCGACGAGGATATCCGGAAGTCCTGGGGCAACGAGGTTACGACCGTCAACGCAGGAAAGTTCGACCCGCGGGCTATCGAGAAGGTGTACGCTCGCTACGCCGGCCGCAAGGCAGACCCCAACCTTCCGACTACTGAGAAGGCCAAGTTCGTTAGCGAGGCACTTGCCGGCAGCGGGCTCGACCCTGACGTCGTCGTACGTACTCTCGGCCTTGAGAACGTGACAGGCGTGACCGGCCAGGTCATGCTCCGCGCGGCCCAGAAGCTCCTCAACATCAACCGCGGCGCCGAAGACCCGGACGAACGCGACAACCCTCGGTTCAGCAGGTACTATGGCGTCGAGGACATGATGCGCGAGCGCATAGACAAGGACGCCGGCAGGCTAACCAAGTCCATGCTTTTCCGCGCAAAGCGCGACCGCTCTCTAGCCAGAATCGGACGTAACGCCTTGGCGCCGTACCTTGACACGTTCCTCTCCGGATCAGGACTGGCCATGCCGGGCGAGGAGGCGAACCCGCTCTCGATCCTCACTCAGCAGTCCCGCATCACGCGCCTCGGAGAGGGCGGAATCTCGTCGCCCGATCTCGTTACGCCTGAGGCTCGCAACGTTCAGGGAGACTACCTTGGATACGTGGACTTCATCAGCGGTCCCGAGTCGTTCGGAATCGGGATTGACGTCCGCGCGGCACTCGGCACCATGAAGGGGAGCGACCATCGTCTCTACAACAAGATGATGGACCTGCGTACTGGCAAGACCCGATACGTGGCCCTCGACGACGCGGCATCTCATACCGTGGCCTTCCCCGGACAGGATCCGAAGTCGCCGAGACTCTACGCCATGCGCAAGGGAGTCCCGACGATGGTGCCTCGCGACGAGGTCGACTACATGGTCCCAGGTTTCGGTAATACAGTATCCGCCGGCATCAACATGACTCCGATGCCGACGGCCGTGCAGGCAGGACGCCAGTTCTACATGTCGAAGTTCTGGGAACAGTACCTCCCGCAGAAGGAAGGCGAGGTTCCGCTCGTAGACAGTCTGATGGACGACGGGAAGACAACGTATAGCGAGTATTACGGACGAAAGGTCGGATGCCTTACGGCGCCGTTCGCAGGCACGGTTATTAAGGCGAACGACAAGGAGATCGTCATAAGGGGCAAGGACGGACAGACTCATACGGCTAGCCTTGTGAAAGGACTTCCTTTCAACAGGATGACTTCTATCACGTTCAACTCTCAGGTGAAGAAGGGAGATGTGGTAGACGAGGGATCTATTCTTGCGAACTCGAACTTCACAGATGCCAAGACGGGAGCGATGAACATGGGCCGCAACCTGAAGGTTGCGGTGCTACCAGCTCCAGAAGGCGTTTCTTCCTACGAAGATGCTATCGTCATATCTGAATCGGCGGCAAAGAAGTTGGCGACATCGAGGACGTACGGATACGAGCAAGACACGAAGGAAGGAGTCCAGGTCGCAAGAAACAAGTACCTCGCAGCGTTCCCAAAGGCGTATACGAAGGCTCAAGCAGACACGATTGACGACAATGGCGTGGTAAAGGTCGGGACAGTGCTGCATCGAGATGACCCGATGATTCTTGCGATAGGCCCGAAGATGCTGTCTGCGGAGGATGCTCAGCTTGGAAAACTGTCAAGCGTTCTTAGGAACGCGCTAACAGACAAGTCTCAAAAGTGGGAGCATGACTGGCCAGGCGTCGTCACCGATGTTGTGGCCGGCCCTCATGGCGTAAAGGTTCTTGTGAACAGCGACCCGCCAGTTAAGATTGGCGACAAGCTGGCGCCTGAAAATGGGCTAAAAGGTGTAGTCGGCGGAATAATTCCAGATGATAAAATGCCTCGCGACGCGACGACGAACGAGCCGTATGACATGCTGATGAATCCAATGGGGTTCTTGTCTCGCGTTGCACCCGGACAGGTCATGCTGATGAACCTCGCAAAGGTAGCCAAGAAGACCGGGAAGCAGATAAGGATACCTCAGAATCCGCCTCCTGAGGGTTGGCAGGCATGGGTTGAGAATCAGATGCTTCAGAACGGGGTGAAGGAATCTTCTGACGTTTTTGACCCGCAGACTGGACGTACCATAAAGAACGTAGGAGACGGTTACGTCTATACGAAGGCGTTCCACCACCTTGCCGAGAAGAAGTATTCGGCCCGCGGAGTTGATGGTGCGTATACGCAGGACGAGCAGCCGGCAAAGGGAGGAGAGGATGGATCAAAGCGCATGTGTTTCACGGCAGACCAGTCCATAAGGGTGTTGCACGGCGAAGAATCCATTGGACACATAGTAGATAAGAGGATTCCTGAGTACGTTTGGACTCGCTTCGATGACGGATCTTGGGGATATTCGCTTGTCACAAACTGGTTCTGCCGCAAGGGTAAGATGTCAGAAGTCCTGTCCATTTCGGTAAACTATCTCCCAGGTTCAGACTGCTGTAGCAGAAAGCGGGTAGTCTATACTGACAAGACCATGCATGTCACTAAGCAGCATCGCATGTATGCTTTCTACAAGGGGGAGGTTCTTGCAGGCGATTTAAGGCCTGGGGACTGGCTTACAACATACGGCTATGTGCCAACTGATGACCAGATGTCTCTTCTAATTGGATCAATGCTTGGTGACGCATGCATCTGCAATATAAATGATAATCTGCGCAAGTCAGACAAGGAATGCGGTGTGGAAGCAGGAAGTCTGCCGTTCTATCAGGAGCAGCATAGCCACCATCAGTATGCCTACGTAAACTGGAAGGTACATTGCCTTGGTGCGCTGGTTTCGAGCAGAAAGAACACGCAGCGGAAAAGCAAGACAGGGTTCAGGCGAGCAGATGGAGACGATACGAACATTGTGTATTGCCAGATACATCGCCATGACATAGCCGAGCGGCTAAAGAACATGTTCTACAGGCAGCCAGATGGCTCGCTTGGGCGTAAGAATCTTGACAATGTTGACCTGTCCAAGATCAACGACGTTGGCATAGTTGCGTGGTTCCTTGATGACGGATGCGCTTCTGAGCACAAGAAGAATGGCGTGCCTACAGGGAGCCCATTTGGGTCAATCTCAACGCTAAACTTCACATACGAGGAGAACTGCAGGCTTGCAGAATGGCTTGGAGGAAGACTCGGAACAGACGTGTCTGTCAAGACCACATACAAGGAACATGACGGTACAAATAGGAAATACTACTATCTATCCATGTCCGCAGAGGCTTGCCGTAGAATGGCCCGTCTTGTGGCAAGATACGTCAGACCAGAAGATATACCGCCGTCTAAGAAATGGCTTGTGAAGGAAGTTTCAAGACTATCCGAACTGTACGTCGGCGTAGACACAGCGTATACCCTTGGCAGCGTCCCAGCTCTCGTCACATCTGTTAGGCCGTACAACGACGGGAAGCATGGGCCTAACGACGAGATATGCCTATACGACATCACTGTCAACAGATCCCATAAGTATTGTGCATCGGATTGCCTTGTTTCCAATTCCGGCTTCGACATGACGGCACTTCTTTCTCATGGAGCTACAGACGTCATAAAGGACTCAATGACGACGAGAGGTTCCATCAACCAAGATTACTGGCGCCGCTACAGGCTTGGTCTTCCGGTTGAGGAGCCAGGCGTGCCGTTCATCTACAAGAAGTTCATCAACACACTCAAGGCCGGAGGCGTGAACGTCGTCGAAAAGGGCGACGTCACGTCGATAATGCCCCAGACCGACGCGGACATTGACGAGCTCGCACAGGGGCGCGTTCTTGAGAACTCGCAGATGGTTGACTCAGATTTCCAGCCCGTGAAGGGCGGGATGTTCGACCTCGGCAAGACTGGTGGTATGGGAGGTAATCGCTGGAGCATGATAGTTCTTCCGGAGGCCGTCCCTAACCCAATGATGGAGGAGCCGGTTCGCCGCGTGCTTGGACTGACGGCTAAAAAAATGGAGGCTGTGCTGTCTGGACGTGAGGAGCTGAATGGGAAGACCGGAGGAGACGCAATCAAGGATGCGCTCTCGAAGATAAACGTCGACGCAGAGATCGAGAAGGCGCGTGCGGAGATCAAGAACCGTCGCGGATCTCAGCGCGATAACGCGATAAAGGTACTTGGATACCTTAAGGCCGCGAAGGAGATGGGCAAGAAACCAGAGGACTGGATGATCTCCAGGGTTCCAGTCCTTCCTCCGATGTTCCGTCCTGTCGCAAAAATGGGGGATGTCGCTCTAGTACCAGACATGAACGAGCTCTACAAGGATCTCATCGAGATGAAGGACAACTACGAGGCGCTTGCAAAGGAGTTGCCTGCGTCGGCTCTATCTGACGAGCGTCTTGCAGTATACGGAGCCGTCAAGGCTGCTTACGGCCTGGGTGATCCTATAACGACAGAGGGCCGCGCCAAGAACCTCAAAGGCGCTGTGCGTCAGGTCATCGGGACGGTTCCAAAGTTCGGGATGTATCAGTCAAAGGTGGTGTCGAAGACTCAGGATCTTGTTGGAAGGGGCGTGACAACTCCAGACAAGAACCTAGACATGGACCAGATCGGATTGCCTGAAGAAATGGCCTGGACAATCTTCAGGCCGTTCGTGGAGCGAAAGCTTATTCAGCGCGGGTACTCGCCAATTTCCGCGAAGCAGATGATAGAAGAGAAGAATCCTACGGCAAGGCATCTTCTAGACGATGTCATGGGAGAGCGTCCAGTCTTGATGGATCGCGCGCCGACATGGCACAAGTTCAACATCATGGCGTTCCGTCCGCACATCACGAACGACAGGACAATCCACGTAAGTCCGCTATGCGACAGCCCCATGAACGGAGACCACGACGGAGATACGGTCAATATTCATGTACCGGCGAGCGACAAGGCTGCGAAGCAGGCCATCGAGAAGATGCTGCCGTCCAAGAACCTGTTCAGCCTCACGGACATGAAGTCTGTTCGGTACAAGCCTGAGAAGGAGCAGATCTCCGGGCTGTGGGCTCTTACGAGGGGCAGCACGAGGAAGCCTACAAGGTACTTTTCGAGCAAGGCGGAGGCGATCGCAGCGTACAGGAACGGAGAGATCGGGCCGAACGACCCCATTGAGATAAAGGAGTAATGAAATGGCAACATGGAAGGATTTCTTCAAGAAGGCTCAGGTGGATGACTTCGGATGGCCTGCGGCAGCAGTGGCATTCATGCCTAAATCCAAATACAGGGACGAACTAGAAAAATACTATAAACCTGGCGGCAGTTGGGAGCTTGCAAAACAAATGGCCGACTCCGCAGTTCTTGAGGGAGTCTCTCAAGGAGCCCAAGAGGCGATACCTGGTTTTATCGACTTGATAGGCTCTCTCGGAGGGGGTATCGGAGGAGGACTTGGGTCATGGTCTGGCGGCGGGAGTTTCACGGATGGATTCTCAAAAGGATGGAACTCCGGAGCCGAAGACATCAAGCCTGGATCTGACAACATAAGGAAATGGATAGGTTCAATTGGTGGGAATGCAGTAAACAGATTGATAAGAGAAGGATTTACAAGGGCAGCCGACAAATACTACAGGGACTATGTAGGGCCTGACACCGACAATCACGGGAAACCGACGGATGAAGCAGTTAGGTTTGCACACGACCTAAACAGCCTATCTTCCGCAAGAGAAGGAGCGAAGTCATTTACTAAGTTAGTTGCGCAATGGCCATTGTTCGGCGCCCCTCTTAAGGGACTTATGGGTCTATTGGGAACGGGAGGAAAGGCGGTTGGAACCGTGACTCGCGCGGCAGGTGAGATGTCTAGAGTTTCGAGGGCGGCAGCTCCTGTTGTGAACGCGGTGGCGACGAAGGCCGCGCCTTTTGCGAATGCCGCACGTACGGCATATGGAGCAGTTGGACCTGTCGCAAGGCCAATGGCTAAAGGAATGTTCGAAGTTGCGTCGTCTCCGATTCCCTACGGGGCGATGGCCGCTGACATTTCCGGTGCTGGAATGAAAACGAATCTCACTAAGTTGCTCGCAGAACATATGGGAAGCCATTATGCCAATGCTGACGCGATTGAGAAAGAGATTGAAGCAATGAATTCACCTCTTGTTTCTGAATCAGAAAAGGAACAGCACTGGAACAGATATGAAGACCTGAAGAACAACTTGAACGTCGGCGGTTTCATCCCGACGTGGTGGCAGTACATAAACAGGTGATATTCCATGAATTGCGGACTGTTGTCAAATACGATATAATTGGGAAGAAAGAAAAACTTCTATTCTGGAGGTTCTCAACAGCCTATGATCAAGGAAAAACTGATGAAAGCGCTCAAGACCGCTGCAGCAGACTACAACAGCGGCATGAGCGCAAACATGGCGGTTGCGTGCGCTGCTGATGCTTTGGACTTTAACGAAAAGCAGGCAGAGAGACTTGTTGAGATGTTTAACACGCTTGCCGCGCTCAACAAGGAGAAGGACGCAAGCGATCCGACCGGTTCGTGCGAGCTTGCCAGCAAGGAAGACGTGATCAGGACGCTTTTCGGGGAATGCGGCGTTCAGAAGGCCGCTTCAGTGCCGACAGTTGCCGACTACTCGTTCTACGGAACGTCTCCTGAAAAGACGAACGAGACGATTGAGGCGAGAGCCGCAGGAGTCAATTCTGTTGTAAAGTCCGCTTCCGCGCCGGATGACTCTGAGCCTGATGAGCTGAAGGTCTCGCAGCGGAGCCTGTACAAGATCATATCCGGCAAGATCGACATGCTCAAGTCGGCCGCGTCCGCAGCCGACGACGTCGTGCGGAACCTTCGGATCGAGATCGAAAGAGGGGCGATAAAGATCGCGAAGGCCATCGAGTCCCCTTACGCAGATCCGGACCTGGCAGACATGTTCAAGGCCGCGTGCGAACACGAGAAGGCGGTTTCGAGCGTATCCGAGTACAGCACGAAGGTAGCCGAGTCGAACGGAGGCAGGTTCTCTAAAATGAACGTGTTCGACTCGTCAAAGGTGGAAGACCTGCTCAAGACCGCCGAGGAGGTCGAGTCCAACATCGACGCGATATCGGAGTACGAGAGGAAGCGCGACTTCTACATGTCAAAGGCTTCCGAGGCGGAGAACGAGATGCTAGACGCAGTCGGGCTTCTCAACGGCGGGAAGAAGGAGACTGTTGCCGACATGTTCCGAGGAGTCGTAAAGCAGGCTTCTCAGAGGGAGCCGGATGACGACCCTGTCGCGGATTCGCAAGTTTCCGGAGAAGACGCCGGCGTCTGCGTCAAGATCGCGAAGATGCTGAGGGAGTCCGGGGTGGACTCGGAAGCAGTCGCAAGGCTTGCGGAGGATCTCGAGAAGGACGCGGCGATCAATCTTGGCATGGCCATACCAATGCCTAAGTTCGACGAGTCTGTCGAGGCCCTGAGGAGGGGCCAGGGGATCGACAATGAGCGCAAGCGCATCATGAACGTCAGGCGGTCGATCATATTGGCCGACCTCATGTCGAACGACCCGATCATCCGCGACGCGGATCCGAACGTCGTGACGGAGGCGTACAAGACGATGGTCATGACCTCTCCGCGCGTATCGCTCGACAAGGCTCAGGTCAGATCGTTCCTAAGAAGCTCGGTAAATTCCGTAGCGATATCCCCGAACGATGCGAAGGTGATAGCCGACGTGGATAAAGGAGTCTCGATCGCGAACGTCGACAGGCTCACGCACATGGACAGCTCGATCAAGGATTCAAACGTCTGACGGAGGCCGCAGGATGAAGATCAGGATTTTCGAGAACATGGACGACGCGGTGTTCCGCATCGTCGTCAACACGGAGGACTTCAGTCAGGACGACATGAAGCTGATGTGCCAGTACGGCGAGCCTGAGATCGACTGCGGAGGTACGGTGTCCTACACGTACGACGAGACCCAGAAGACCAAGGAGTTCGGGCACCAGATGATACGCGTCCTGCACGGATTCCCGTTCGCGTTCGGGTTTGACTCGAGGGACTACGAGGGCGGGTGCAGCGAGGCGATCACAGTAGGGGAGGCCTGGAAGACTGCCTTGAAGCAGCAGATCGCAGACGTGATGTCGGCTCTCAGGATGAAGGCTCGTTCGCTTCCGACCGAAGAGGTTTTCGACAACATCTAACGAGGATGATGAAATGGATAAAAAAGCACAAGTGTGGGTTGACCAGTCCGGTAGGCCGATTAATCCTAACGACCCAAGTTACGCGGAAACAGAATTCGACCCAGATCTGTATAATAAGCTCAGGGATAAAATGAAAATGCGCGAAGCCGCTTACCGTAAAGTAGATGAAAAAATGAAAGAAAGAAGAGAAGAGGAAAAGAAAAAGGAAGATGGGTCTGGTATTGACATGAAGAGCTGGCTTCCATGGGCAACCGCTGGAGGTGCTGGTCTCATAGGGCACTCGTTAGTATCTTCTCTGTTCGACGGAGATCCAGACTCCGACAGGAAGAACAAGTCGATTTGGTACAGGCTTCTTGCGACTCTTGCTCCTATAGCCGCAGGAGGAGCGAGCGCTTACGGCGGGTATCTTCTCGGAAAGCATCTGAACGTAGAGAAAACGGGACAGGCACAACCGGATGGCACATACGGCCCTCGCAAGCATAAATTCGATGTTGAAAAGCAATATGGAAGATACAAGAAAGAACCATTGTGGAGATTGGCTGGCGCAGGGCTTTCATTAGGTGCTACGGCTGGTGGCGCAGCGATAGGTTGGGATCAGTTTAAGAAATGGCTCAGCGAAAAAAGTTTTGTTCCGCCGAATAAAGAAGTAGTTGAATCTGTAAAAGCCAACGTGAATAATCTCCAAGAGAGATTAAGGGCATCGGAAGCAGAGCTTGCTAGGGCAGCCAATAGAAATCCAAATTTAGCAGCTTCTGCAAGTCAAGGGGCTGAGGCGGCAGTTAATACGGCAATGACTTCTCATGGTAGGAGGGCGAGGATAGACGCAGTTAATAATGCTGAGAATCTAGACAGAATATCTAAATTGAATGCGCCTGAGAATCCAAATATTGAAAGCCCACAACAACTGCGAGAAGCGATCGCAAGAGAGCAAGAAAGGCTAAACCCGGTAAGGAATTCTCAAAAGAGTACGTATGGAAAAAATGCTGTCGGTGGAGGCTCGGTTGGTCTCGCGGGAATTTTAGGTACGTTAGGTTTTGGAAAATCATTATGGGACTATTACAAAACAAGGTCGAACCTCAGAGAAGACTACGAAAATGCATTGATTGCCATTGAGGAGATGCAGAGAAACGGCACGCCGATTCCGACAGCTCCTACTCCCGCTCCAGCTCAAGCAAAATAGGCATCAGGTATAAAATCAATGTCAATGATCAAGGTCACATACTCGTCCGACATCAGCTCAACCGTCGGGGTCGGCGGAGAAGTCGTCAAGTCCGATTCCGAGCTTGGCAAGCAGGCCTCGACCATATTCCACATGGAGTACGAGGAGATGAAGCCGCCGAAGGGCATGACCGGCATCCACCTCGTCGCCCTCGGCGACTCGGATGCCTATCCCATGAACAGAAACGGCGACCTGTTCACGAAGAAGGCCTGCGAGACTTACTATCCAACGTTCGTCAAGTACGGCCACGTTTTCGAGCATCACCGCAACAAGGATCCAAAAAAAGCCATCGGCCAGATCAAGGCCGCCGCGTACAATCCGGACATGCACCGGATCGAACTCTACATCTGGGCAGACAACGAGAAGGCGCACGACCACCTGGAGAGGCTGGAGAAGACAGGTGAGGTATCCTTCAGCATGGCTTGTACCGTTCCAAACGATCGCTGCAGTGTCTGTAATTCAATCCGTGAGCGTCCAGGTGGTCCTGGAGAGTGCGACCACATCAAGTGGGAACTCGGTAAGATCGCAGAAGACGGCACTCAGATCGGGACGTACAACGACCATCCGAAGTGGTTTGACATCTCGTTCGTCGGACGTCCTGCAGACCGCATCGCATGGAATCTTAAGGTTGCATCCGGAATGCCAGAAGAGCTTACTATCAACAGCTCGGTCAAGCAAGCACAAGTCGAAGGGTATACGCTCCCGGACGATCTTGCGATCGAGTCTGACAGGGCAAAGCGCAAACTTGGCATCATGAAGAAGCTTGCAGAGGCGTACGCGAAGTGCGAGTCGTGGCTGTCGGGAGAGACGAGGCCAGAAGGGAAGGACAAGTACCGTTTCGAGCTCAGGAAACTTGCCGGCGCACGCGTAGACGACGATACCCTGTCACGCCTGCGCGAGTATGATCCTCATGTGGCATTCTCTGCCCTCGGCGACGCCGGCGTTGTCATGGACGCGCATTCGCTGTTCAAGTATGCGTTTGGCCCTGACTTCAAGATCGTCGAGGATTACGTTCCGCATGTCGAGAAGGCGGCTTCGTCTGTCATACGAGAGGCAGTTGACACTTCCTCCTGCGCGGATTTCTGCAACGATTCAAGGTTCGACGCCAGTCCCTCCTGGGATCCTCACCCCCCCGTCTCCCGAGGGCTGGCGCTCGACCTCTTAAAGTCCGCTGCGGCGAGGGGATTCGGTACTGACGACGCCGTGACGAGCGTACTGGAGGCGATGGCGTCAGGTTCAGAACCTTCGTTCGGCGCCTCTTCGCAGGTCAAGTCGGCAGGATCGGTTGACGAGGCCGTCGTGAGGAAGCTCGCGAGGAAGTACGCGATGTACAAGGTCGCCGCACTGTGCGCCGTGATGGACGGAAAGTACGGGACTTCTCTCGACGAGGACGATGTCGTGTTCGTCTCAGCGGCACAGGACCTAAGAGGAAATTGAGGTCTTTTGACATGGCGAAAAAAATTGTGTATCATTTATCTGTGTCAGCCAAGTTAGCCGAAAAGTACGCGATGTACAAGCCGGCGACCGACGGCGCAGGCAAGGAAAACGAAAAAATCGACTAACAGACAAGGAGTCAAAATGGCAGTGGTTATGAAGCAATTCATCGACAAGTTCAAGGCGATGGAGAAGGTGGCGAACGAGACGCTCGCGGCCAATCCTGAAGCCCTTGCCGGTGTCGATTCAATGCCGGGTTCCGAGCATGACGCTAAGGTTCCGGCTGAAGCGAAGAAGCCGGATCCGGAGGTCGCGCAGGGCCAGCCTGCCGGCGCCACGTCCGCAGAGGGGGCCGTGAACGGCGGCGACGCGAAGCCCCTCAACGAGGGCAAGCTCGAGATGGACCAGCCTCTCGAGAATCCTGAGAAGAAGCCGCTCATCACGGACGACGCCCTGACGGCGAAGGTCGCGAACGACCAGCTCGTCGGACTCGTCAAGGACCTTCTCGCCGATCTCAAGACCGAGAAGCAGGCCCAGTGCGGAGGCGGAGCCGCCCCTGCGGCCAAGCCTGCTCCTGCCGCGGCCCCTGCGAAGAAGGAAGAGAAGAAGGACGAGGGAAAGGACGGCAAGGACGGCAAGGGCGGCGAGAAGAAGGCCAGCCCTGAGAACGTCATCAAGCTCGACGACGAGACGATCGCCAAGCTCGCGGCCGCGCAGGTCGCTTTCGCGAACGGCCGCGCCGCGGCCGAGAAGGTCATCAAGCAGGCGTCCGGCAAGAAGGAGGATGTGCTCACTCCAGAGGCCGCGCGTGCGCTCATCAAGGCCGCGTGCGTGAAGGAGGCGCAGGAGCAGGGTCTCGACCCCTCAGCTGCCGAGGCCGCGGTCGACAACGCGATGCTGACAGCCGGCGTGGCTCCTGAGGCCGCCGCCGCTGCCGATGCCGGTGCCGCCGCTGCCGATGCCGGTGCAGCCGCCTCCGACGCTGGCGCCGCTGAAGCCGCCGCAGCCGATGCCGGTGCCGATGCGGGTGCCGCTGAGATGCCAGAGGACGTGACGGAGGAGGAGCTCGCTACGGCGATCGTCGACCTCGTCTCGTCCGGCGAGCTCGATCCAGGCACGGCGAAGGCGCTTGTCGAGGAGATCGCAGGCGACGAAGGCGCGGCCGGTCCTACCGAGGACCAAGCGGCCGAGATCATCGCTCAGGGTCTTGAGAGCGGTGAGATCACTCCGGAGCAGGCCCAGCAGATCGCGGCAGCCGTCGAGGGCGGCTCCGCGGATTCGTCCGCCGCAGCTGCCGATGCAGGCGCCGCTGCCGCAGACGCAGGCGCAGCCGATGCCGAGGCTCAGGGCGCTGCAGATGCGGCGGCCGCGATCCAGGACGCTCAGGACGAGGCTCAGGGCGCAGCCGACGCAGAGGCCGCGATGAAGGCCGCTTCGGCGCAGATCCGCCAGAACACGATCCAGAAGGTCGCCGCCAAGATCATCGAGAAGCGCGCCGCCGCGCAGGCGCCTGCGCCAGGCTCGAAGGTGATGGCGAAGGTGGCCTCCATCCTCCAGGCCAAGGTCGCCGAGAAGAAGGCTGCCGCGGCCAAGCCTGCCGACGAATCCGAGACGAAGTACATCGAGGGATTCCGCAAGAAGGCCGAGGAGATGGGCGTCGACCCTTCTCTCCTCGCGAAATACGTCGTCGAGCGTCAGTCCAAGGCTCAGGCCAAGTAACGGCGAGGTGCAGTTCCATGGGCGCAAACACCAAGATTGAGAGCGGCCTCCCTCCTGAAGCCAAGGAGCTTCAGAAGGAGGCCCGCATCCTCGACCTTTGCAGCCTCGCGAAGCGCACTACGGAAAAGCTCGCTGAGGCAGAGGCTGAGATCGGGGAGACGAAGAGCAAACTCAGGAATTTCGTTGAGGCCCGTGAGTGCTTCAACAAGAAGGCCGCGCACGCCGCGAAGGTTTTGGCCGGATGCGGCGCGATCGAAAACGACAAGGTTGACGAGTTCGTCAGCAAAGTCGCGGAGGATCCAAGCGGAGTCTGGGACCTGGTCGAGAAGATGGCGGAGAACATCTCCGCGCCCACTCTCGGCAGCGCTTCCGACTTCCCTTCCTCCCGAGGCGTCGATGATCCGTGGTCTAAGCTGGTCTTCGGCGAACGCCGGGGATCGGGATACGTGGACTGACGCACGGGAAGGTCCAGAAACAGACAACCAAAACCAAACAAGAGGTTAAAAGAAAATGGGATGGTTCAGCCCAGTCAAGGGGTCTTACCCCAGCCTCGCGCAGGTCGACAAGACCCTTCCGGTAGCGGAAGGCGTCAAGACGATCCAGCGGGGTTCCATCGTTGCCCTCGGTTCAGACACCGACGGCAAGCCCGTGTGGAAGCTGCCTGCCGGTAACAACACCGACAAGCTCCTGTACGTGGCTCTCCAGGATTACACCGATCCGACGGCCGGTTTCGCCGGCACGGCGTTCGACCCGAAGGGCGGCGTTCCCGCCATCACGGGCATCGACCTCGCCCAGGACGGCGAGTACGAGACGTCCGTGTTCGACGGCAACGCCACGTACGCGATCGGCGATCCGCTCAAGGCCGGCGCCGACGGCGTGCTCACGAAGGGCGTCGCGGGCACCGACTTCATCGTCGGCTACGTCACCGCGGTTCCGACCGACCGCTGGATCAACAACGCCATCGCGGTTCCGAAGGACGGCACCGACCAGCGTCTCGCGATCCGCACCGGCGCGACCAAGACGGTCATCCGCTTCAAGACCGCCGTGTAAGGAAGGAGTTCGACATGTACAAGGACGCAAAAGAGCAGATGATCGACGCCAACCTCTTCCAGATGCTCAAGGAGGGCGAAGGAAGGGACGGCAACATCAAGAAGGTCGCCCAGGCGGCCTCCGACGTGACCCGCACGCAGATCCGTGAAGGTTCCTTCGCGAACAAGATCCTCCCTCCGGAGACGATCGGCAACGAGCGCCTCACGAAGACCATGACCGAGGACCTGATCGTGATCGACGACCTCGAGCCTGATTCGCCCGGCGCGAAGTACGTGCCGTTCGAGACGGTCCCCGAGGGCGAGATCATCACCGGTTCTCGGTACATCACGCCGATGGCGCGCATCGTTACGCCGAAGTTCACCAAGGACATCGACCAGCTGCGCACCTACGACTACCCGATCCGCAAGATCCTGACCGACAACTCGATCAAGGACGGCATGGCGACGCACGACCGCAAGTTCATCGAGACGGTGAACTCGATCGTGACGAACACCGAGGGCGGTCCCGGCACCGTGCACCCCGTCACCCGCAAGTTGCAGTTCCTCAGCTTCAACGACGAGCTTAACCGCTCGAACTTCGTCGAGGCGACGAAGATGCTGCCGCGCGGCAACGAGAACGGCAAGTTCGTGGCGCGCAACTACCTCATGCTTGCGCATGAGAACACGCTGCGCGAGATCCTCAAGCTCAACCGTATCGAGGTCGGCGGCGACAAGGCGCAGGACTTCTTCCTCAACGGACTCACCGAGACGTCGCTCTTCGGCATCAAGGCCGTGTCCACGATCAAGAACAACCTCGTCCCGGAGGGTTTCGTGTACTTCTTCGCGGAGCCGTCGTTCCTCGGCCACAACTACACGCTGACCGACTGGACGATGTACCTCAACAAGGAGGCGTTCTTCATCACGTGGTTCAGCTACTGGCTGGGCGGCTTCTCCTTCGGCAACATCGCCGGTATGGCGCTTGCCTGCTTCGAGAAGTCCATGACTCCAGACGGATTGGAGAAGTACAACGAGCTGGTCGGCGGATCCTCTTCGTGAGGAATCGACGCGCGCCCTTAGCTGGGCGAGTCGAGGGCAGGCGGGGCCGGGCTGTTGTCCCGACCCCGCCTGAATCTTTACCAAGGAGGCGATCAGATGAAGGAACTTGACCTAGAAGAGGTGTTCGCGGCCGGCGCGATGAGCGCGGCGCGCGACAACGGCATGGAGGAGAAGGACGCCGAGGCGTTGGCCGAGCGCCTGTGCAAGGAGGCGAGGCCGCGCGTCAAGATCGTCGACGACGGTGAAGACGATGGCGACACCTGGTGGAGCCGAAACAAGGGGTGGGCGCTTCCGACCGGAATCGGAATAGGCGCGTTCCTCCTCGGTGCTGACGCCGGCAGGGGGAGAAAGGACAGAAGCGCGTGGACGAATGCGCTTGGTAATTTCTGGGACAGGCTGCAGGCTCTTTTAGGAATATCGAACAGCTCGCTTTGGAGATCTCTTACGCAGGCAAATCCGAACGTGATCCTCAACCGTGGGTCAAGCGGGCAGAACGCGTCTGATTCAGCAGGAACGCCAACTGGCCCTGAAGGGGCCTATCCGAAGGGGGCTGACTGATGGCTGGAACTGTGACAGGAAGGGACGGTAAGAAGGTTGAGCCGGTCGGGAACGACTGCGCGATGACCGACATGGAGGTACGTATCTTCCTCAGGGACACGGATCCTGAGGCGAATCTCCTCCTCGACGACTTCGAGTTCACGCCGGAGGAGATACGGACGGCCATGAACATCACGGTCGACCGCTGGAACGACACGCCGCCAGAGATCTACAGGATGGACTACGACGAGTTCCCTTATCGGTCCATCCTCCTTCTCGGCGTCGCATCGAACCTCCTGTCGATGGCCGCGCACAGGTACAGGCGCAACAGCCTCGCGATAAACGCCGGCGGGACTTCTGTCAACGACCAAGATAAGGCCGGTCAGTACGACCAGGCCGCGGCGAGGCTGAGGGACGAGTACCTGCACATGATACGGACGAAGAAGCGCGAGCTGAACGCGAACCTCGGATGGGGATGGGCGTGAGTTTTTGATATAATAGATTAAGAGAATCAAGGAGCACAGATGGCAAGACCGACTTTCGATTCGTTGAAGATTCGCCCTCATGTTGGGCGCGAGAACATCCTTTTCAAGGAAGCGCAGGCGGAGATGCCGGCAGGCGCGCCTCCTGGCGGAATGCCGCCGGAGCCTGGGCAGTCTCCACAGACCGGCAACCCTGACGAGATGCAGGCTCCTGAGTCCGCGAACCAGCGTCAGTTCGAGGACGATTTCGGGTCGCTTGCATACCAGTTCGTGCAGGACCGCGCGCCTGCTCTTGTCCCCTACATGCTCGGATTCGAGGTGGTCGACAGGAACGAGGACGGATCGAAGGCCGTCGGCATATTCGGATACAAGGTCGACGACGACTTCTACTACATCCCGTGCTTCTTCCTGAACAACCAGGTGCGCGGCGTCGACATGATCCTCAACAAGAAGACGAACCAGTTCGTCCCGTTGACCGAGAAGTGGATCGACTACATCGTCAACAAGCACTCCATCCGAATCGGGTCGCCGGCGAACAACGACGTTCGAGACACGATGAGGAACCCGGACCTCACGTTCGTGCAGCGTCCGCAGACGGCTCTCGGTAAGATCGCCGAGGATTCGTCTCCGTGGTCTCCTGCCGAGGCTTGGGAGCACGTCAAGGAGGCTACTGCAAAGCTGCTCTCCGACGCGGCGTTCAATGAGATGCTTTCGGGCGCCGTGAGCAACGGCAACGTCGAGAAGTCTGCCGAATCCAAGTACGTCAAGGACTTCATGGAGAAGGTCGGCGGTCCAGAGTGTATGTCGAGCTTCCTCAAGACCCTTCACGACGTTGATTTCGCGAACTCGTTCCTCTCGCTCTACAAGGACGCGGAGGCGATCTTCACTGACAAGCTCGTCAACGCGTCGATCCACGTCGACCGCATGAGGAAGATCGCCGCGTTGAAGCCGAAGGTCAGGATCGTGGACTCGACGGAAGGCCTCGTCAAGGCGTCTCAGGACGTTCCTGCATCAGACGTCGGTGAGGAGGACAAGCCTCTCACGGTCGAGGAGAACGCGCGCCAGATCGTCGAGCACGACTTCACGATCGAGGATTCTCGCAATGACGAAGATGTGTCGAAGGTGACTGACGAGAAGGCGCTCGTCGACTTCGAGCATCGGTTCAACCCGCCTGACGGAGTAGGTCGCTACAACTTCATGATGTCTGACGGCGTCTCTCGAGATGGCATCCTGCTCAATTCGGTCATGTCTCCCTGCTGCGGAAAGGACATGACGTTCGTCGTGTTCGAGGACGACGGAAACGTCCTCGCCGAGGCCTGCCCGCGTTCCGTCATGACTACCGAGTTCGATGAGGATCCGGAAGATGACGACAAGTTTGACGACCTGAAGAAGCTCTACGAAAAGGCAATTCCGATTTCAGACATCGAGATCGGTCCTTCCGAAAAAAACGGCGACGCGAAACCTTATCTGTTCATAGACGAGAACGGAAACGCGGCCGGGCCTTTCGGAATCAAGTTCGTCCTGTCGGACGGAGACCACGTCAGGTTCGGGACCGGATACGTGTCCGACTGCACGATCACGACTCCGAACAGCTCGGGGCTTGAGGAGAGCTACGGGTTCATGGACTGGGACCTGCGCGACAAGTTCCACGACAAGGACGGGCGGAGAGACAGGAACGGAATGCGCTGCGACGCTCCGTGCTGCGAGGACTGCTCTGACAGGGACTTCATAACGGTCGGCACGTTCTCCGGACTCCCGAAGAAGACGAGCGCAGGCATCATCATCCCGAAGGACTGGAAGGCTCTCGAGCTGAAGGTCGCCAAGCGCTGGGCTCCATACGTCGAGAACGAGAAGCCGGAAGACCGTCAGGTTCGCGAGGCAAAGTTCGCGAAGGAATACGCCGAGTTCAAGTCAAAGTACACGTTCGCGAGCGCGATCGACATCCTCGAGGAGATGCGCAGCGAGGGAATCGAGCGCATCAAGGTCGCGTCGGACGGAATTGACTACACGTTCAAGGTTGACGGAGCTCCAAAGGCTCATGGCCCGATGGGCTACAAGGCCGCCGCAGTCGATCTCGTCACGAGGTTCGGACTCCGTCCTCGTCGCGCCTTCTCCGTCCTGTCAAAGGTCGCATCCGAAGGAAGCGTCAGGCTGCTCGTCAAGGTCCCATGGCTCGTCGATTCCGGAAAGACGGAGAAGAAGGCTCAGGACAACCTCGTCAACGTGGCGATGCCGGCTCCGCTCGAGCAGATCCCGTCCATCGACCCTTACTCGGGAATCCCCGTGTACCAGTCCCCGTACGTCGACATGACGCAGGGCCAGTTCACTGGCGTTCCGGGCCTTCCTCCGGAGGGCGGCATGACGCGCGGGATCAACATCGGAGGCGAGATGGAGCGCACGATGGGCCAGGACGCCTATCCGGACGAGCACAACGACTCGATGAACGGCGCCCTTCCGATCGACGAGGAAGCCCGTCGGCTTGCTGAGGAGGCCGCCGCTGCCGGACAGAGGCACGTGTTCGACCAGGCGGCGATCGGCGGCCTCGCGAAGGTGTACGACACGGCGAGCGTCGTCGACTCCTACATCCCGGACTTCATGGACACGATCGACAGGCTCGGGCGCATCCTCTTCCTGTTCTACTGGAAGCACGAGGACTTCAACCAGCGTTACGGGAACGACGACATGGTCCAGATGGAGGACCGTCTCCGCAACGTGTTCAAGCAGATGGGCGAGCTGACGCTTGGCCTCAAGGAGAAGGCCGTACACAAGGAATGATAAAAAGGATTTAAGTAATGGCTATCAATTCACGCACTAATTCTGTAGACATAAACCCTTTTATCTCTAAGAACATCATAGAGGATGCGATAGAGTTAGAGAAGAAACGGGCAAGGAGGATTGGATCTAAAGCAGATCCAGAAAAGCACTTTAATGCAGAACGAATAGCTCCTCTAGTAAGAGCTCTTGCGCTTGCAGGAACTGGTGGAGCTGTTGGATATAATATGTCTGGTGGAAATATACCTAAGCCGTTTGGGGCATATATTGGAGCACTTGCTGGAGCTGGTTCTTCTGCTCTTATAAGTTTGGCATCACAGATTGCAGCTATGTTAACTAAACGCAGGAAAAAAGACGATCAAATAAAGGCTGATGAAAAAGGCGTTCTTTCAAAATACATAATACCAGGTCTTGCCGAATATGATGGCGCTAAACGGTATGAGTCTGCTAAGTATGATACATATGAGAAAAAAGGAAGTGAAAAAAGTGCGCAGCAAATTGGAGCCAAAGGGATATGGGATTCAGTAATGGAGCGTATCAACGCAGCAAAGGCGTGGTACGACAAACCTGAGAACGCTGCCTTACGTCCTCTTGTCAATGCAGGGATCGGGGCAGTTGGACTTGGCGCTCTAAATAAGCTCCTTGGCGGCAGTTTCGGAAGAGGTGCTGTCCTTGGTGGGATCGGTGGCGCTGCAACTGGCGTGGACTGGAACGCTCTTTCGAATGCTCTTGGAACAAAGGCGAAGGAGAACGCTCAGGCTAAGGCCGACAGCAAATCCAAGCCTGAGTAGATGATTCATGTCATCTAAATCTCCATTCTACGCGTTCAGGATCTCGCCGAACTACCTCGGCGGGTTCCTGTATTCGTGGGAGATCGCAGGCGGGTTCAACGATCCGGCTCCGTGGACGTTCTCCGTGCAGAAGGGTCCTACAGACGATGGACCGTGGGAGACGATCTCTCCTGAGCTCGTCAACGTCATAGCATGGCGTGACGAGGGCGGGAAGAACCTATACGGAAAGTCGAACGTCCTGTACTTCAGGGTTGAGCTGCGCACTTCAGTTGGAAGGTACTTTTCGCCGGTCATACAGCCTTACGGCGACCTTCCGAGGCGAGAGTACCTTCTGGCAAGGGAGATCATGCGCCGCGAGGCCCTTCGCGCGCGCGTCCTCGCCGGCGTCGAGTGCGATGTGTACATACGCTCGACGTTCGGGCCGAAATGCACATACTGCATAGACCCAGTTACCGGCGACGTGAGGGACTCGCACTGTCGGAAGTGCTTCGGAACTGGCCGCTATCCAGCCTACTTCGGCCCCCACCGAATGATGCTGTCTTTCTCTCCGGACACGGCCCATACGAAGATGAACTCGAACGACGGTACTCACGAGACAAGAACGTTCGAGGCTCTTGCGATTGGAAACCCGGTTCTCAAGAAGGGCGACGTCGTGATAGACAAGTCACAAGATAAGAGGTACGTCGTCGGGATCGCGAGCGTCGTGTCGGAGGTTCGCCGCGTCGCATGCCTGCAGCGCATAGGGTTCGACGAGGCCCCTCTCAGCGACTCGATCTACCGAATCGGAGAGCCTGACTTTGAGGGGTTCGATGAAGAGTAGGAAGTGCCAGCAGGATCCGTCTGAAAGAGGTGTGTCGCAGGCAGAGGTGCAGCCATGGACGCGCCTTGGAGGAGTCGAGCACATCTGCGAACTCAGGAAGAGCTCTCAGGTGCTCTACTCGATATTCGTGACGATCCTCCGAATGATGTACTCGGGGAAGAAGGGACGTACTTTCGGATGTCCTGACGTCGTCTGGAAGGCTGATTCGCAGAAGACCGAGCTCTGGATCGACACGGAGCTGCGTTGGGAAGACCAGAGGCCGGACTTCACGCCGGCAATATTCGTGAGCCTTGGCGAGATCAAGTACGACTTCTATCCGACGATGGACCAGCAGGCGCGTCTAGTGATGAGTCATGACGGTGAGAGGCACTACGAGCGGATTGGTCACGGGACGGCACAGATAGTACATGTGTCTGACAAGGCGGGTGCGGCGTGTTCGCTAGCAGACAACACGGAGAACTACATGTCCTCGCTTCAGGATCCGATCTGCGACGAATACTGCTTCGACCACTTCTCGGTAGTCGGAAGGATCCCCCGGCAGCAGAAGGAGCAGGCACAGACAGCAGGGAAGGGGAAGTACTTGTCTGTCGTGGCCGTACAGTTCGACTTCACTGACGCATGGGACATCAAGTTCGAGACGCCTATCCTCAAGGCGGTTTCCATGGTTGATTTCGGATCCCAGAACATGGACGAGAACGGGAATCCAATAGGCGGAGTAAGAATCACGGGTACTAACGTCGACGTCCGAGAAGGCAGCGTCGAGATAGAGTTCGGGAACATGGCTTCAGAGAAAGACGTTCCTTTAGACGCATGAAACGAAATCTGGTATAATTTTCACATGAACAAATCATCCGAAAAGTCGGGCAACGCCCGGAAGGAGTAAAATGGCATATCAGAGACCTATGGTCACGGTAGACCAGAACATGAAGACTACGCCGACTTCAATCGAGCGCGAGCAGCCCGCGTTCATCTTCGGCCCCAACTACGAGCTTCACCGATACTCGGACGAGTCAGAAAAGCCGAAAACGAAGCTCGGGCTCTATGACGGCTCCCAGATGACCGAGAGGTATCCTTCCGTCATCGACGACAGGAAGGTCGACAAGGGCTACACGAAGCTCTTCGGAGACAACGTCGTCGTCAAGCTATTCGATCTTACCTCGGCGACGCTTCCGGAAGTCAACGTCCAGCCGTCGAAGCTCGCGACGAACGGCGGCTACACGATGCTGCTCTTCTCGGCCGCGTACCTCGACTACGACTTCAACGGAGACCCGGTCCAGCGCGCCACGGGTCTCAAGAAGAACCTTGCGGTCGGCGACTATCTCGTCGTCTCCTACAAGATCGGGTCCGAGACCGCCGTCAACAAGTTCATCACGCGCATCGCGGACGTCAAGTACTCCGCGTCCCAGTGGGACCTCGACGAGGATTCTTCCTACGAGGGGACTGCCGGCACGCTTGTCACGATCGAGGACGCGATACCGGTCGAAGGCAACACGGTCACGGCGAACCTCGTCGACGTGCTGAGCGGAGTCGAGTTCACGCGCAAGAACCTCGCGGAGGCGAATCCATTCGTTTCCAAGTGGCAGTGGGAGCAGGACAGCTACACGGTTGACGGCGACACGTTCAACGGCGTCCGCGTCAACAAGCTCTTCGCTCTCGACCAGTCGTACTTCGGCAACACGACGGACTACGGCGAGGTCCTGTTCGCAGACCTCTACCTCACCTACCGCGAGCTCATCACGGACTACGCGGACACGTTCCACAACATCACCGGCGCTTCCGAGGTCGCGAGAATCCTCGGCACGGTCGATCCGGACAACCCGCTCGCGATGGGCGTCTACATGGCCGCCCTGAACGCGGCGACGGACGACGGCGACGAGGCCCCTCCCGTGTACTTCATGGCTGTTCCGTCTGACGACGTCGACGGATACTCCGAGGTGCTCGAGGTGGCGACGCTGAACGACCGAGCCTACGTGTTCGCGCCGACCACGCAGGACGAGGCGGTCCTCGAGCTCGTCCGCAACCACGTCATCGAGATGTCCACGAAGACGGTCAAGCAGTGGCGCATCGCCGCGGCATCCGCCAAGGTCCCAGAGACCGAGGCGAAGCTGAGTCCGGCGAGCAACATGCAGGGACATCCGTACTTCGCGATCCCTCTCAAGAAGTCCGGTGGCGCCGAGACGGGCGGCGACGACTACAACCAGTTCCGGATCGTCAAGTCCACGTCGAACGTCACGGGCAACACGGACATCGACTTACGATCGACCAACAAGCTGGTCGCCGGCGACACCATCTATTTCAACCCGCACACGAACAAGTGGGGAGAGACGGACTGGGACGAATACGTCGTCACGGCGGTGATCAACAAGTACACGGTCGAGGTCGAAGGCACGATCGACGTGACGGGCCTCGATGCGGACACGAACAACTACGTGCCGGCGAAGATCGAGGCGTTCCACACCTACACCGACTACGAGTCGGCCGAGAAGGTTGCGTCCGTCTCCAAGGCGATGGCCTCGCGCCGCATGCTGAACGTGTTCCCGCCTGTATTCGAGAACGACGGCAGGCTGATGAGTGGAGAATTCGCGGCTTGCGCCGTCGCCGGCCTAATCTCCGCGACCGAGCCTCAGCAGCCGATCACGAACATGACGGTCCGCGGGATCGACAACATCCCTCTAACGTACTCGAAGTACAACAAGTCAGAACTCGACCTCATTGCATCTGGCGGGACGTTCATCGTAGCCCAAGATCTTCCGGGCGACATCGTGTACGTTCGCCACCAGATCACGACGGCGTATCCGGACGGCAACCTCAACACGGCCGAGCTGTCGATCACGAAGAACGTCGACTCGATCTCGTACGCGTTCGCCGACACGTTCCGCCCGTATTACGGCAAGTACAACATCACGCCAGAGCTCGTGGCGATCCTCGAGAACCTCGCGGGACAGCTCATCAGCCAGTTCGGCGGGAGCAACAGCGTGTACGGGCCGCAGCTCATCACGGACGAGACGGAGATCAAGTACGTGCGCCAGAACGCGCTCATGAAGAACCACGTCGACGTGGCGATCACGCTCGGCGTGCCCTACCCGTGCAACAACATCGACATCGTTCTCACAGTCTAAACTTAACGGAGGAACAGAAAAATGGCAAGCGTATTCGGAGCTGATTCCGGCCAGCCAATCGTGCTCAAGGCCGGCAAGGCCATCGTGACGGTGAACGGGATCCCGGTCATCGCCCTCAACGTGACGTGCCAGTTCGGCCGCGTGATCCAGGTGGTCCCTGCGCTCAGCAAGAAGCGCGTGGTGAGCATCGGCGAGCCTCAGGGTACGTTCTCGGCCGAGACGATCATCGCGAATGGCAACGACCCGTCGAAGGCGTTCAAGCTCACAGGCGACGACTGCACCGGCTACGAGATGACCGTCAAGTTCGACGGCAAAGCGTGCGACGCAGGCGGAAAGACCGTCAAGTGCAAGAACTGCTTCACGCAGAACGTGCAGATCACTGCACAGGGCGGCCGCGGCTGGATCGGCAGCGGCTTCCAGGTGACGTTCACCGCCCTCGACATGTAACCGTCCGGGACAGGGAACGGGGAGTGGCTTCGGGAGAGATCCCGAGGCCATTTTCCGTTCTTCATGGCCGTTCGATATTTTGATACAATATCCGCATGGGCTCGAGCTTGCTGACATTCCCGATGCTAGGCCTAGGATCGGTGGCCGACAGGATTCCGCTGAACGGAGACATGGATCCGCTCGGCGTCACATGCTTCTACAAGGGCGTGTATGGCGATCAAGCGATCTACCGGCAGGGTTTCATCGTCACATACAACCCGCAGACGCACAGCGCGAGCGTCCAGATGTCTGGCATGAACAGCATCTGGACGTGCGTATTCGCCGACGAGATGCTGTCCTACGCGTTCGGATACTCCGAGACGCATCCTCCCAGAGAGGGCGAGTTCGTGCTTGTCCTTCAGGTGACTGCGTTCGCGAACGCCGGCGTGATCATCGGCAGAATACCCTATCCGCTCAGGTTCAAGGGCGGAAAGGGCGACATGTACAACGACCCGGACCAGTACCACCGGCGCCTCTTCACGCAGCTTGACAAGACCGCAGACAGGAAGATAACCTGCTTCAAGGAGCCGTTCAACAACAAGTACGACAACTCGACGCACATCTCGACGCACTTCAGGCCGACCGACATCTATCCCGGCGAGTTCGCGCGCGTGAACCAGCACAACTGCGGGATCAAGGGCGGCATGTTCTCCGCAACGCTTCTCGGAGGAGGCGCTTCGCTTCGTCTTTCCGCGCTCAAGAACGCGGCACGCCTCACGTGCGAGGAGTACATCCGGAACACGCTTCACGGAAGCTTCCACGAGTTCCACAACGGGAGGTTCCTCTCGTCCGAGCGAAACTACGCGATGTTCCAGGAGGAGCGCCTTGGAGGAGACGCGCCAGACGCGAAGGTCTGGACGGACGACTCGGAGGAGCCTGTCGGCGGAGAGGACCAGACGATGAGGCCTCGCATGAAGGACCTTACCGGGTTCTTCGGTCATCTTTCGTCAAAGTTCTGCTTCAGGCCTGATCCGAACGAGGGTTCTGAGCCAAGGGTTCAGGGAGAGTGGGTCCCGATCGAGGCCGGCGTCAGCAGGGAGACAATCGACCCTTCAGGGCAGTACAGGCTGTCTGCCGCCGGCATGATCGCGATCGAGCGCACGGGGCGCATACCTGTCCCGGTCAGGAACTGCTATCCGACCGACGTCGACCACGACATCGACGAGATGCCTGAGCCGCTCAAGCCGTTCGAGCACAACGATGAGGATCCTTCCTACAGGCAGCTTGAGCTCTTCGACCGCCAGGCGTACGACCTCAAGAACCAGTACGCGCGCGCGGAGGGTCTCGGTCAGGACAATTCGGACTACGACGTCCCGCAGGAGGAGCAGCTTGAGCCGCTGAAGGACAAGTACGACGAGAAGTTCACTGGAAGCGAGACGGTAAAGCTCGAGAAGTTCGACAAGCGCAGGGCCGGCGTGTTCATCGGTGAGGACGGAAGCCTCATCTTCAGGGACGCGTGGGGCAGCGAGATCGTCATGCTCGGCGGGAACATCCAGCTTTCCTGCGCTGGAAACGTCATGATCCTTCCCGGAAAGACTCAGCTCACGATAGCCGGAGACGACATCGTCCAGAAGGCCCAGAACTCTGTTGACATACATGCTTCGGAGCATGACGTGCGCCTGAGCGCGGCACGCAACATGGAGATCCTCGGAGGTGGCGACGAGAGCCAGTACTCAGGAGGCGTCATCATCGAGTCGAGAGGGAAAGGCGTGAGGCCGTGGGATGGGAACGGCGAAAACACTTCAGGAGAAAACTCCGGACTGAGCGGAATAACGATCAGGACGAAGAGCCAGGGAGTCGTCATCGACGGGAAGCGCGTGAACTTCAGGGCGCGCGAGGACATGCACATCATTTCCGGAGACAAGGACATTGACGGGAACATCTCCATAGGAGCCAAGCAGATACGCGGAAGGGGGAAGACGATCTACCTTGCGTCCGACAACGCGGCGATGGCCGTAAACAGGAGTTCGTTCAGCGCAATCGCGAGGTCAATCGGCATATACGGCCAGAGCGGGCTTACTCTACTAAAGGGATCGAAGAGCCCAGCTCCTGTCAAGTGGGATGACATTGGAACGAACGTCGCGGCAGAGTATCTTCCGAAGTTCGAAAAGGCGACGCACGACCTTTCAGATGAAAAGGAAGCGTCTGCAGGGTTCGACGCGGAGGCGCTTGAAAAGATGGTCTTCAGCTTCAGGACGTCGAACCAGTGCGGGACTGACCAGCCGTGGACGATCGGCGGACCTTCCAACTTCAGGCTGTACGAGCCGGCGTGGGTGCAGATCATGGAGATATTTGACACGCTCAAGAGCGGTGGCGTGAAGTCGAAGAAGTACGAGGAGAAGGCAGAATGGGAGAACGGGAAGCCGTTTCCGGGCAAGGAGGCGGAGGAGGATGCAGAATATGCTCAGCTTGCAGGCCTCAAGCCGGAGAACCTCACGGACGACGGATTCAACAAGAGCCGCGACGAGGTCAAGGAGAAGTCTGAGATTTCGCCCGTTCCGCTGAAGGACGGGTATCTTATAAGAGAATGAAAAAGCAGGAAGAGGAAGAGCAATGGAAATCATGGAATCGAGTTCGTCTGGCGATCCTGACGTGAAGTCGACGCCGACTGTCGAAGGAATAAAAGATGACAATTCAGGAAAGCCCGTCAAGGACGACGATGCTGAAAAAAAGGAGAACATCTTCTCCGATGACAATGTCGTGAATGACAGCGTCGTCAAGACAGAGAAGTCCGACATCACGGTAACTCCGGAGGACAAGGCTGCGTTTATCGACGCCGTCGTGTCGAACACGAGGTTCACGAAGAACTACTCGCTGTTCGGCGGCCGGCTGAAGTTCACGCTGAGGTCGCTCACTTCCGACGAGGTCAACGCGCTATCAACGTGGACGGCTAAGATCGGAACGTCTGACTCCGCTGGGCTTGTTGCCGGAAAATACAGGAAATACCTTCTTTCTGCCCACGTAGCGATGCTGAACGGCGTCGAAATGCCGCCTCTAGAAGAGCCGTTGTACGAGCGACTTGGAAATGACGGGAAGTCGACCGTCAAGCCAGGGTGGATCAATAGGTGCGACTACTGGGACAAGTTCGGGTACGGATTGTTCCAGGAGATTCTCAGATGCATAGGCGAGTTCGATTCCCTGTACGCCATTCTCTGCAGCAAGGCGGAAGACTCAAATTTTTGGAATCCCGATACGCCCTGAGGGAGCTCGAGGGCGCTATCGGGTATGACTGCCGGCGCCTTGAGGACGGACGGAGGGCCTTGTTCCGGCATACGCTCGTCCACAGGATTGCGAGAAGGTCGTTCTTAGAGCGAAGGGACATGATGGCCGTCATGGGCCTGTCGTATTCCTCCCTGTCCAGCTTCGCGGCTAATCCAAGGCTTGAGATAGACGCGTCGAGGGAAGTCGTCGGCGGGGCGAGGAAGGCGCTTCTCGAGATCGCTTTCCCGTACTTGGACTTTGGTGACGACAAGAAGCCGAAGACGTACGAGGACTACTCGGAGTACTTCGACGAGCTGGACGAGATCGAGGCGTCGAAGTCGTCTGGTTCCGTTGGCGGAGACACCCCTAAATGATATAATAAACAAGGTAAAATGAACGAACTACTCGGCATGCTCATACCGTTGCTGATGTCCGGCGCGGGTCTTGGCGACATCCTCCGAACTCTCGGTGGTGCCGGCCAGAGCGCGGCCGGGATGGACGGGCTTTCATCCGTGATGAGCTCGTCGATGATGCGTGCGAAGCAGTATTTTCCGCTCAGGCAGAACCAGCAGACCATCAATACCGCGGCAGAGATGCTGGCAGACCGACTTAGTATCAACCCGTATTCCGGACTAGGACAGGGGATGGTTCACATGCTCGGGTCCGCGTACCACGTCGCTCCGGGCATGATCGGCGGGATACTTGGAATACCGAACGGGCAGCAGTTCTTCAGCCAGATCGCTAACGGGGCGTCAGGGATCAACCTTGCCGCCGGATACGGACGTACTGACGTGCTCAACCCGTACAGCGTCATGGCGAACCACAAGCGCGCCATGGACATGGCCAAGACGGTATACGACCTTGGAGTGAGGCAGGGCGGAGGATACGACATATCCTACAGCCACGGCCTCAACATGGAGGAGATGGGGAGGGTCACGCAGAGGCTGCTCTCGTCTCGGATCGCCTACAGGGAGGTGTCGGAGGGCAATGACGGCACCCTGAGGGAGAACGGTAAGGACATCAGTTTCGACAAGGACTCGGACAAGTTCAAGGAGAACATCAAGAAGCTTGGATCGAAGTTCAACGAGGCCGCGTCCATGCTCTCGAAGGTCACTGGGAGCGTAGAGGAGGCGCTTAACATGATGGACAGGATCGCCGGAGGCAATTTCCTCGGCGGAACTGCCGAACAGGCATCCAAGGTGGCTTCTCAGGCCAAGCGCATGGCAACTGCGATACGCGTCACTTCTGCAATAGCAGGAATATCGCCGACAGAGGCCTACGCGAACATGACAAACCTCCAGAACGGGATGGCGACAGGCATGGGCATGAGTTCGTACATCGCGAACGCGTCCGGATTCTCGTCTCTCATGGGAGACATGGCGTTCAACGCGACGATGGGGTACAACGCGTGGCTTGCCATGAACCCGAACGCCAGCCCTATGCAGAAGCAGCAAGCCCTTCTTGCCGTGAACGGACGCGCTCAGGCCTACTCGTCCTCAAACGCGGCAGCGCTCTCCGCGGCGATCGCAGACAACGCGAACATGTTCTCATCAGAGGAGCAGAAGCAGATACAGGACGCCATGCGGTCAGGTCATCCGGAGGCGATCGTCGAGCTCGTCAGAAGCCGAATCGGGGAAAGCATGTACAACACGTACATGACCGACCAGTCCGTCCAGGCTGCGGCAAGGTACAGGGCTTCGAAGGACGAGAGGAGCA